TAGAAGAAGAACTATACAGGCTAGAGCTACTTGAACTGCTACTGCTGTATAAACTAGAACTACTAGAGCTAGAACTACTAGAGGAGCTAGAACTATACAAACTTGAACTACTAGATGAACTACTAGATGAAGAGCTTGAACTATATAAGCTACTAGAACTAGAACTACTAGCTACAGGGGAGCTAGACGAACTGGATGAGCTACTAGATGAACTAGAACTAGATGAACTGCTGTATCTGCTACTAGATGAACTAGAATCTCCAACTTCTATAAACTCATTAATACCAACATCATATCTATCTCCAGGAATAGCTCCGGCGATATCAAAATCTATATTATAATTGTCATTATTCTCAGAGAAGGGATCTTCAAGATCAGAATTAGTCTTGAGATAATAATTTTCGCTACCTAGATTTATAGACACAAATTGGTTAGAAGCAGCTTTATTTTGCAAATTATTAGTAAAAATAGAAGCTGAAGTGTCATCAGATATATTATAATCACCTACTGTGTTAGGATGAAAACCTTCATCTCCGTCAGCGCTGCAACCGCCAGAATAGCAATTATAACAATACATAGATCCAGCAGTAGTCCCGAAGAATGAATATGCGTCATCGGCTCCAGATGCGTCTAGATTATGAACAGTACAGTTATAACATTCCATACTGGCACTGGTATTGGCCTTAAATCCAACAGTATCTCCGAAACCAGTAGGAACATAAAGATCATATACTAAACAATTTTTAAATATAGTGTTTCCGGTTCCATCATGGTAAAATCCATATGCATTACTAGATCCTGTATAATTATATATAATTATTTGTTGTATTAAAACATCAGAAGCATTGATTATTTCCACTCCGTAAGCATTTATTAAAGAACCAGAAATTCTAGTTATTCCAATTGAGCCAGTGCTAGTTCCATTATCATGTCCTCCAAGACGCATATAATCATCTATGATTCTAACTGCATAATATCCTGTTCCAGATTCTGATATTCTAGCTCCTGTCAAGTCAGTGTGATCAAATTCATTACCAGCTTCTGCTCTTAACCATAAGAATTTTTCATCAGTAGTTGTAAAACCATCAATATAAACTGTTTCATCATGAATTTCATCTAAAACTAATTCTCCAACCTGTGCTATTGATAAAACAGCAGATTGATCAGCAATCCAACCTTGTATGGATGTGTAATCTCCATTTCCGTCAGTTCTGATTTTGCTTACATTGGTTGGTAACGTGCCAGGCGAACTTGATGAACTACTGCTAGAACTGCTAGAACTACTAGAACTACTGCTAAATTTGCTAGAGGAGCTACTACTAGATTGATTATTAGATGAACTAGAGCTAGAAGAACTAGAACTACTAGATGAGCTTTCTGAGCTACTAGAGCTTTCTGAGCTAGACGAACTAGAACTACTAGATGAGCTTTCTGAGCTACTAGAGCTTCCAGAACTACTAGAGCTTCCAGAACTAGATGAGCTTGGGGAACTGCTGCTAGAACTGCTAGATGAGCTTTCAGAACTAGATGAGCTTTCAGAACTAGATGAGCTTTCAGAACTAGATGAGCTTTCAGAACTAGATGAGCTTTCAGAACTAGATGAGCTAGACGAACTGCTAGACGAGCTACTAGAGCCGCTAGATGAACTTGAACTGAGAGAACTACTCGATGAACTAGAACTAGACGAACTAGAACTTACTGAACTGGATGAGCTTGGAGAGCTACTAGATGAACTACTAGAGCTACTCGAACTACTGCTATATAGGCTACTAGAACTGGAGCTAGAGCGATCACCAGCAGAACTACTAGATGAAGGACTAGACGAACTAGAGCTAGATGAACTAGATGAACTTCCAGAACTGGAACTGCTTGGAGAACTGGAACTGCTAGATGAACTAGAACTAGATGAACTACTAGAGCCGCTAGATGAACTTGAACTGCTTATAGAGCTTGAACTACTAGATGAGCTAGACGAGCTTTCAGAACTAGAGCTACTCCATGAACTTGATGAACTAAGACTGCTAGAGCTGCTAGAACTGCTAGATGAGCTGCTTGAACTTTCCGAGCTTGAAGAGCTTGGGCTGCTTGAGCTACTTATGGAACTCGATGAGCTTGTAGAACTCTCTGAACTACTTGACTCGCTAGAAGAGCTAACAGCGGGAGAACTAGAACTGCTGCTAGACTCGCTGCTACTGCTTGATGAACTATAATTTAGTAAACTACTACTGCTCGATGAGCTATATGCTGGTTGACTATACGAGAATGGGAAGATATCATCAAACCATGCTGTGTAGAAATACATTGATGAATATTCATCAATATTGTCTATAACTAAATTATCAATATTATTTATTTTTGATAAAGTAAGCTCAAAATTATTATAGACTAAAGCTGCATAATTTTTATCAGTAACTCTAAAAATAAATTTCCAAGAAGCATCCTTAACAACGTTATCTCCGACAGTAGTTTTATCATATCCTAATAAATTTATAGCATTTACAAAAGTAGGATATCCTGCCAATATGCTATAAATGTCTAATCCTTGACCTTCAAACTCTGATGCATCTTCTGAATAACCGTCATTGGTACTATATTGAACTGAATACGCAAGAGATTTATTCCCAACTATCATTTGAGATAAAAACGAAAACTCAAAATAGTCACTGAGAGTTTTATCCAAGAATATTACATCATCATTTATTTCAAGTCTTAAATTCCTGGGAGAAACGGTTTTAGAGACTGATTTAGTTGGGTAGTAACGAGTATTGAGCATTCGCACTCTAACTTTATTGGTTATAAACTTGTTGAGTACGATGCTACTCTTTATCTCTGTACCTTCTCTATCTATGATTAAATTAGGATTATATATATCCACTGTAAAAACCTTATCTATTTTTATTAAAAATACAAGCTATTTGAGCTTTTTCCTCTTAATTATATTGTGTTTATAATAAAAGATTTATAAAGCCCCACAAAAACTAAAAAATAGTTGGTTTTTGTTTTGTTTGCTGTCTTTTAAACAAAATTCTAATTGATCAGCAGTTTCCCTATAAAGGGCAATTAAGTCTTCTGGTGAGTCGCAAGTCCCGCTTACCAAATTACCTAAAGTGTTATGAACGATAACTCGTCCTTTTTTGCTTGAAAGCAGCTTAGTTATATTTTCAGATTTTCCCATTATATATTCCTTATTTTAAAAATATTTCTAAATCAGAGTTTTTATTTTCAACGCGATTTTTTAACATTTTAATCATAATTTCTTTAAAAGATATTGTTGTTTTTATTTTTATTTCTTGTGAACAATTATTATAGACGAGCCTCAATTCATAATCAAAAGAATCGTTTGTATCTGATATATCATGTACAAGGATACAATCTCCATTCTCAGATTGATAAACTTCTTCGTCAGATTTTATTCTCCACCACTTCATTTTCTATTCCACTAAAATAACTAATGTATTATTCAAACCACACAAAATTTCATATAATTCTTCTAATTTAGACGTAGACATCAAAGACGCACAATTGACTATAACATAATCAACATCTCTTATCCCCCTAATGTTATCCAAATTACCAGAACTAAAAGATAATATTCTCTGATTGTCTAAAGCTATTTGTTCTTTTGATCTAGATTCTGCATATCGAATCTTTTCTAAACTTTTTTCCATGTCTAATACGTTATTGAGTCTTCTCCTCATATTTCGCTTCATTTCTACTGTTTTTGCAATTATAGCAAATCTTTTATCCGGACTATTCTTAATTAATTTGTATATAGCATAGTCATGACCAGATTGTCTAGGACACCGTAACGCTATAGTACAAAACTCTTTAAGCCAAGATTTTTTTGAGATTGAACTTCTAACATCGGTCGGGATTTTGTTTTGAGAATGATGAGCTATAACGATTAGATCTTTTAGGCAGTTGTACAGCATTTCTCCGGTATAAAGCATTTCTTCTGTTTCCATAGGAACAACTCCTTTCCAGCTTGACAGGCTGATTTAATACATACTTTTATATCGGAAAATTATAGACATGTTGAGAGATTGGCGACTAGCCCCAATAATTTATTATTGATATGATGGATATCACTTGCATCTAAAGAGTTAACAAAATTTATTGAATGTTGAATTATTTCTTTATCGCAGCCTGTGCTTTTGATATTGCCATCTCTTAATTTATATGTATACACTTTTAAAACATTTGCTAATGAATGCATTTGATTCATTACTTTTAATACTTTTGGATAATCATTATTTGTATTTGCATCACCATACGCATCTGTCAATTCCATAATCCGCTTGGCTGTTGATATTATCCACTTTTCTGCTGAGGGGATATTAGCATCCTGTGCCGTTTTATACCATGATATTATTTTTCTCAAATTTATTTTTCCAATAGTGAGAATGCGTTATCTCTTTTTATTTAATCGTTATATTCAAAAGTTTCGCCAGCACCAGCACGACCTAACAGGTCAACTAATTTCTCGGACAGGCCGGGATATTCCATGATCTCATTAGTTATATCTAGCCTAGCTCCATCAGAGGCTCTTAACCAAATTATATTATCTATCTCATAATTGGCAGTTTCAGTAGGATTCTCCCAAGTATCTTTGAAACCAGGATTGAAAGTTCCATTGACCTCTACTTCGATATAATCTTCATGAGTCATTTCTTCAAACATAAAATCATTAGCGTTGATGTTTAATGTCTCAGAAAAAGTTTGACCATAAGATAATTTGCTAAAAGATGCAGTCTTTATTTTTTTCATTACAAGCTCCTATTAATTTCTTATATATAAGTAAACCGCATCATGTATTCCATCCCATTTAGGTATATCAATACGTTCTACTTGCGACCATTCATTCTCAAGAGTGCAATGAAGGTCGTCATCTCCAGTGCATCCCCACCCTCCTTCTCCAACATAAACTAGCTTATTTCCTTTAAAATTCTTTATAGCTTCATTCGCCATTGAATCAGCATATGGAGGCCAAACTGTCATCAAAACTCCATAACCACCATATTTCTCTAAAGCTTTTAAAGCATCTAAACTCTCTACATGAGTAAAAGACTTAGAAGAAGGATTAAATTTTTCTCCATAATAATCTGAATGTGCATCAGTAGCGGCAATATCTGCTCCTTCATCCTGTAGCAACTTGGCCCATAAACCATAACCAGCACCAATCTCTAATATTTTTTCGCCGGCAATAAAATCATTTATTTTTGATATGGCTTCTCTATTGGGAACAGACCAACCATAATCTTTTATATATTTATCTCTTCTATACCAATCCATCAAAGATTTATGCTTTTTATCTTGTAATTCGTCAAGATAACCTTCACCGCCAGGCCCATAATGCTCCAAATCCTCATATAGCCCCATTGATGTTTTGTACCAATTCATTAATTATACTCAAATATTCTAGGATTTCCAAATGCCCTATCTAACTCTTTTATAACCCTCTTTTTAGCAAAATCCATTCTGCTGATCGGGCCATCATAAACTATCGCAGGAAAATATACCACACTGGCTGTATGCCTTTTAGCTTCATATCTGCCTCTAGCAAACATTTCATTCTTGTCTGGCCATAAGTCCAAATGAGTCAAAGTTTTACCTTCTTCATTATATAAGTCTTTTATATCTAAACTAAAATCTTTATACATAACCCATATCTTATCGCCAGGAGCATCCTTATGTCCTACACTTAAATAGAAAGGATTCTCATATCTAGAATCATCAACAGGCAGGGCTATTTTTATTTGTTTATACCAGTTCATTATCTATACTCAATTATTGTAGGATTATTAAATTGTTTATCCAAAACAGATATAATTTTTTCTCTCATTTTTTCTCTTCTAGGAGGAAATCGAACCATACTATATTTTTGTTCATAAACTAAACTTATTCTATGATTAAAATCTTCATATCTTCCTCTCGCTAACATATCAGACCGATCTGGCCATAAATCTTCATGAGTGAGTACAATACCATCTTCATTATATAAATCATAAACATCTAGATAATAATCACTAAATAATGCCCATATCTGGTCCAAAGGTTTGTCCTGATGTCCTACACTTAAATACGAAGGGCGACGATGACCTCGTTCGTATCTTGTATCGACAGGCAATGCTATTTTTATTTTTTTATACCAGTTCATTCTGCTTCCCTCAAATATCTAGCAGGAATGTCATTATAAAATATTACTGTACCATGACTTAATCCATCCGAACTGTCCACTTCATAATAAAAATCCTCTAAACCAATCTTATGAGCTAATGTCTCTATCAATTCGGCCTCTTCTAAAGGCCCTTCTTTGCCCACAGTTGGCATGTAACCATCTCTTTTCATCTGTCCGACGTTAATCTCAATCACCTTATCATAATGGTTCCTGGGGGTTCCTGGGTCATCAGAAGTAAACACAGCAGACCCAGTTCCTCTGTTAGAAATCCCTCTAGTCTCATCTCTAGATTCAAGACCATTTCTTATTATATCATCAAACCTCTCTTCGCCAGTTCCATGATATAACATAAATCCATCAGAAACGTCATCCCAAAATTCTTTATTAAAATCTCTTTCGTCTACATAACGATAAGCATTTCCGCTGTTCGCTATATTCTGGATCCAGTCTACAGGCTCTTGAACTTCATAATATCCACCTAATTCAATTATCACATGAGTACCATTAATAATGGCAGATATTATTCTATCACCATCGAAATCAATGATCTCGAAGTCTTTAGTTAATCTCTGTATAAGATTTATAACTTCTTCATCGCTATTACTATCTTCAATATAAGATTCGTAATCTGCGATTAAGTCTGCTTGCTCAATTTGTGCTTGCTTATACCAGTTCATATTATATACGGATCTATTTTATCAATTATTCTTTTAAGTTGAGTTCCCCAACCTTTACGGTTGAAGTCAGTTATTTTATTTCCAATATCTTTTGCACTCCAAGGTAATCTATAATTATATCGTTTACCATTGATGTATAAAGTCATCTCTCCGTAACTGTTGGCTCCATCAACAATAACAGTAAGAGATTTTTTCTTTTCGGGCACTATTTTTTCTTCAGTCTGTTTTACATTAGGAACTGGTTTATCAAAATCGTATTTAACAGGCTCGGCAAATCCGAATTGTCCTTGAGAGGCCCATCTTTCGGCTTTTTGTCCGATAGCAAAACCTCTTATCTTCATCGGATTGGCTTGTTCTATAATGTGAAATGGAACATTCTCATACCATTTATTATTACTCATCACATATATATTAAACATGTCTCTTTCTGCTTCTTCATTAAAGGCATCATATAAACCATTTGCTATATTTCTTAAATCTTGAGAGGTTAAAGTATTTGTTTCTACATTATTGCCTTCTAGGCGTTTCCATCCCCACTGAACCATAGCATATTCCCTAAGATCCGCTTCCCCTAAAATGAGTTTGATATCTTCTTCAGTTACTCCTCTTTCTTTGAGTTCTTCTTCGCTCATTAAAATATAATCAACTTCATTTGGATCAATGTCATATTTAGCCATAACCTGTTCAGCGACGTAAGCCTCATGATTGTAATCGCTTACGTCGCCATCAGCATATAATGCATTACCAGAATCATCTATCCAATATTCTCCAGAAACGGCTAATTTTATTTGTTTATACCAATTCATTAATCATCCTCGTATATAACAGGATTCCCAAAAGTATCATCTAATATCTGATATATTTTTTTATTTAAATATTCTTGTCTTTTAGGGTTTTTATCATATGACATATTTGTTAAAGAAACGGCATGTTTTTCTTTATCATATCTTCCTTTTGCCATCGCGTTATACCCGCTATGAGAATTGAGTCTAACATTACCAAACCTATCTATTGTTAAAGCTGGAAGAACTTTTATAGAAAAATCATAATAAATATACCATATTTGATCTTTGTCTATATTTTCTAAAATTTGTTCTTGTATATTTTTTGGCAGAGAAGAAAGTTTTTTGTTTCTGTAATTTTTAGCATCAAAAAAACTACTATGTCCTACATCAAAATATCCTACATCAGTAGGAGTATCCATTACAGGTAAAGCAATTTTTATTTGTCTATACCAATTCATTATTAAAATCCGTATATAGGAGCATTTTTAAATATATGATCTAATATTCTATAAATCCTTTTTTTAGAATATTCTTGTCTCTTAGGATTGTCAGATGATGGGAAATATCCTACAAATGAAACTACATTTTTATTTTTATCATATCTACCCTGAGCTAAAACATCTTTTCCATTTATCGAGTCCCGATGCGTATTTATCATAATAAAGCCATTATCAGCTATTTCCATTGCAGGGACTAAAAGAAAATTAAAATCTTTTAAGATATACCATAAAGCTTCTTTATGTTCAAAATCCCGTATGATTTTCTGCTCTTCTTCAGGATATTCATTTATATTCGTATTATTATATTTTCTTGCAGAAAAGTTTACATTATGCCCAACGTCGAAATAAGTCATCTTACCAGGGGCTTCTGTAATAGGAACAGCTAATTTTATTTGTTTATACCAATTCATTATCTGAATACCACTATATCAGGATTATCATAATATTTATCTAACATTTGAGAAGCTCGTTTAATTATATATTCTACTTGATGAGTCTTAGCATCATAAGAAATTTGTAAACTAGCTTTCTTGTTTCCGGATTTATCTATTACGAATCTGCCCGCAGCCAAATGACCTTGTAATTTGCCTTGAAAACTTCTACCATGTATTGCTTCCCTTCCACCAGGAGCGGTTAAAAAATTCCAATCTTTATCAATTAACCATAATTCTTCTTTTTGGGACCTGTTGAGATCCCAATCGTGACCAATATCTGTGTATATTAAATCTTGATCACGTTTCATAACAGGTAAAGCTACTTTTATTGTTTTATACCAATTCATTTAAAACTCATATATTGTGGGATTGCCATAATGTTGATCTAATATTTTAACAACTTTATTTTTTAATGCCCCTTGTTTTGCAATTTCTGAACTACCTGGGGCATTAATTGTTAAACTAACTTTTTTTTCTCCATTAGGTGTTACTTCATATCTGCCTTTTGCTAGATAAGCATTTGCGACTGTAGCAGAAAACATAGTATAATGTAAACGATTTTTGTAAGTAGGAACTCCAGTATGCAATTTCCAATGTCTATCTATCATCCATAATTCTTCTTCAATATCCCTGCTCTTATCAAAATTATGTCCGACACTGGTATAATGTGATCCAACAGGAGCGTCCATAATAGGTAAAGCTACTTTTATTGTTTTATACCAATTCATTTCTTAATATCACATTCTGTCCTAGGTAAAAATAAATCTGTTAAACTAAACAGTACATTTTCGTCCCGTTTCATTTCTTTTATATTTTTTTCCGCATATTCTTTTAAAGAATCCCAACATTTTCTCTCATCAATTTTTTTTGTCTCAGTTTCAGAATTATCTGTAGGAGAATAACCTCTTTCAAATTTCTTTAAATTAGAATTTCCCTGTTTCAATGTAGGAATAAAAATAAATTTGTCATTTTTATATCTATCTTCTGCTATTTGACAACGAAAATACAATACAGGATTTTGCCAATCACCACCAGCTTCAAATGCTTCCGCTAAAATACTATAATTTTTGTCAAGATTATTTTTTGCGTCTAATTTTATTCTTTTTATATTACCTTTGGAAGTGTCATTTTCCAAATCAAAATATATACCACTCTGCTCTTTTGCCTCATGGATCAACCTTTTCCATAAAACTCTTAATTCATTTTTATAATCAAATTCGTTTTGAGCTACTTTATACCAACTCATGATTTTTGTACTCCAACAGTTATATGGAATTTATGCCCTTTACCATTGTAACTAGCTGGCAATCCATATCCCTTTCTTATATCCTTCAATTCAGGAGCCTCAATGGTCAAAAACCAAACTCTTTTCATATCATCCCAACCAGCAGGGTTAGTACTATATAATCCAGTTACTTTAAAACAAATCTCTTTGCCAACTTCTTTTAATTTTCCAGCCAATTCTTTTTCTTCTGCTTCTTCTGAAGATATAAACGAAACATGCGCTCCAATTCCATCTGCTCCAAAATAAGGAGGCTTAGAAGCTTCAGGAATCATTGGATAAAACCCCTCAACGATTTTGTCATTTACTTTTATGTAAGAAAAACCATCATCCTGCTGCTTTATCTCTCCTCGTAAGTCCGTTTCCTTTAATATGTTAGAAGCGACCTTAATTGAAAAGTTTTTGTTATACCAATTATTCATTTAATTCCACCTGTATATATCCGGATTCCCGTAATAGTTATCTAGAAAGCTTTCTACTCTTTTCGTCATATGTTCTAATCTTCTAGGATTTTCTCCTAGAGTATAATCCATTATTAAGCTTGCCTTTTTTTCTCCATCACCAAACTCGTCAAATCTTCCTTTTGCTATTGCATCAAATACTTTATCACCAAATATCGAATTATGAGTGTTGCCACCCTTTCTAGGAATAGCTAACATTTCCCAATTTTTAGTTATTAACCATAATTCAGATTTGACTGGAGATTCTCCTCTTTGATTATAACTATGTTCGTGACCTATATCCAAATAGTCAAGACCATGAATGTCTTTCTCCATTACAGGCAACGCAGTCTTTATTTCTTTATTAGCATATCTATAAATATTTGGATTCCCATACTTCTCATCTAAAATCTTTTCGATTCTGTTCATGAAATATTCTTCTCTGCCTGGATGATGAGCTTGTACTCCATAATCTAATAGAACACTTACATATTTATCTCCATCAGAAGATTCATCATATCTTCCCCTTGCTATGCCATGCAAAAAAACATCTGCTTGAAATTCAGATACATGAGTATTACTATCTGTTACAGGAACAGAAATAAATTCCCATTTATCATTGATATACCATATTTCAGCGTATACAATTTTTCTTCTGTTTAATACACTGTTGTAGTTAGACGGCATCCTATGTCCAATATTTGTATAATGAACAGGAGGATCTTTCTCCGTTATAGGTAACGCTATTTTTATTTCTTTATACCAATTCATTAATTAAATACCGATATCTTAGGATTATTAAAATGTTTATCTACAGATCTAAGCATCATTTTTTCAACATGATTTCTTCTATTAATGGAATATCCTCTTAATGCAGAAGTATATACGAAAGAAACTATATTGTTATCTCCTTCATATCTACCTTTGGCTAAAATAGATTGATCTAGAAGCCCCCAGACATCCCAATGAGTATATCTTTTGATAATACCTATATCATTAACACCTATCGCTGGATTCTCAATTATCTCATAATTTTTTTGCATTATCCATATAGTTTCTTTATTTTTATCTATTTTTTTCTTGACTGATTTTTGAGCTTCTGGCTCTAGTTTATGAAAAATCATACCTTCAACATCTCCAATTTCAAAATATCCTTCATGACCATAATCCATATAATGACTTGATGGAATAGTCTTATCAACTGGAAGAGCTAATTTTATTTGTTTATACCAATTCATTTAAAACTCATATATTGCTGGGTTATTGAATTCTCTATCTAATATATTAGAAACTTGTTTTTTAATATATTCCATCCTTCTAGGGTTTGTTGTATCTGGATCTACATTAATTGCTACGCTAGTTTTTCCTGAACCATCTCTGTGTTTTATATATCTTCCTGATGCTATAGAATCTTTTGATCTATAACTAAAATCTAAATCAAAGGCGTAGTCATGAATCGTTCCGATGTTCATGTCAGTTACGGGGATAGTCTTAATATCAAAATTATAATCTATTGTCCACAAAATCTCTTGAACAACTTTATCAAATCTAAAATGTTCCATCTTGTCATAATGACCTATATCTGTATAGTCCATCTCTCTTGGAACATTAACTACAGGTAATGCTAATTTTATAACTCTATACCAATTCATTTAAAACTCATATATAACAGGATTATCAAATTGAATATCTAATATTTTATGTACTTTTTCTTTAATCTTTTCTAATCTTCTAGGATGTAAATCACCTTGATATGTATTTATAATAAGACTAGTTTTCTTTTTTCCAGCTAAATCTAATATAAATCTACCAGAAGCAATTGAATCATAATACATTTTGCCAAAAAAATCAAAATGAGCATCTCTCTGCGTTTCCGGAGTTATAGGATAAGATTGGAAATTCCAATTTTCGTCTACTATCCATATGATTTCTTGTTGATTAAATTTTTTATCAGTATGCCCTATGTCTGAATATTGCATATAACCAGGCGTATCAACAACAGGCAATGCTAATTTTATTTCTTTATACCAATTCATTATTCATAATCATATATTGCAGGGTTATCAAATGTCTGATCCAATATTTTCGCAACTCTTTGTTTAATAAATTCTAATCGTTGTGGAGATGTTTCTCGCAATATAAAATGGGACCAATAAACGCTTACTACTTTTTCTCCATTTTCTTTTTGCATAAATCTACCATAAGCCATTCCGTTTTCTAGCTCATCTTCTGTAAAAATATTAACATGATTAAGGGCTTCTGTATCCGTTTTTATATTCCAATTTTTATCTATTAACCATAATGTTACATTATTTTTATTCAGACCATGACCTATATTAACATAATGTTGCGGTTTGTTTCGCTCCGTTATAGGCAATGCGATTTTTATAACTCTATACCAGTTCATTACTTATCACTCAAAAAATTTTTCACAGACAATAATGCGCCATTTAAATTATTATTTTTAATACAAAATAAATTTTTTCGCACAACAATATAAATTATACTAATTCATTTATCGCTTTTTTTACATCTATTAATCCATATCCAGTCTTCTCGTCTTTACCAGCTTTGTCTAAATCAATACTAGCCCACTTCAAATGATCCTTGATCTGAGCAACAGTATCTACAGGAGTCTTACCACCAATCTTTCTATGCTTCGCTAACATCAATGCAACCACACCAGCTACCCAGGGAGTTGCCATAGATGTACCACTATATGCAGCATAACTATCTTTAGGAACAGTACTTAAAATGTTAACACCAGGTGCCATAAAATCTAAATTCTCGCCTGTTTGACTAAAACCAGCACGTAAATTGTTTTTATCTAATGCTCCAATAGCAATAGTCTTTTTGTAATTACCAGGATAATCCAATACGCCCTTATCCCCAGAATTACCAGCAGCACATATAATAGGAACATTTCTAGCATATGCCTTATCTACCATTTTACGCATACCAGGATGATCATAAGTCCCGCCCAATGACATACTAATAATATCACAACCTAAACTCAACGCCTTCTCAATACCACCAGAAACCCAATCATAAGAACCATAACCCTGATCATTTAAAACCTTTATGACCTGAACTCTTGCTCTAGGAGCTACACCTACAATACCCTCAGCATTATTATTGGCAGTTATAATACCAGTTACATGAGAACCATGACCATGAGCGTCAGATACGTTACTACGAGCAGCCTTAAAACGACGAACAAAGTAGGTTACTTTTTTTTGCGCACTTTTTAAATTCTTCCTCATTCCGTTTCGTTTCTTAGTATTTCTCGTCCTCTTCAACCTCTTTTGATATAAACGAACTTGCTTTTTCCAGTATCTGGCCCAACTTAAATAACTGTATGCTTTACGAGCTTGAGTCATGCTGAATTTAAATGCAATTGATCCCTGTAGATCGACATGATCATATTGACAGCCAGTATCCAATACAGCTATCTTAATCCCCTCACCCTGAGTCTCATCCCATATCGAAGGTATGTTCTGACGAATCATCTCAGCATTAACAACCTGATCAAATGAACTGTTAACACCAGCACTCTTTAAATATGTATCTAATAACGAAACTTTATCCATAATAAAACCTCATTTCAAAAAAACAATATATAATTTTATATTACGCGAAAAATAAAAATAACCTCTCATTTTATTTGTTTTATTTCATAATTACCCCAATTACGATATAATATAAAAGGAGATTCTGTATGAAGAAATTGCCCAAAAATGAAATTGTCTTAGGAGATTGTTTACAAATTATGAAACAATGGGATGATAATAGTATAGATACTGTTATCACCGACCCTCCATATGGTCTAAGCTTTATGGGAAAAGATTGGGATCATGGAGTCCCAGGTAAAGTATATTGGGAAGAAGTATTACGTGTTGCAAAACCCGGAACTATACTATTAGCGTTCGGAGGCACACGTACTTATCATAGATTAACATGCGTTATAGAAGATGCTGGATGGGAAATAAGAGACTGTATGATGTGGTTGTATGGATCAGGATTCCCTAAATCACATAATATAAGTAAAGCTATTGATAGAAAAGCAGGAAAAGAAAGAGAAGTAGTTGGAAAAAGAAAACATCCAACCCTTAAAGATATCAATAAATTAGAAGAAGATGCACAAGCTGCTCATGGAGACAATAAATGGAATAGAGAATGGGATATTACAAAACCAGCTACAACCTCGGCTGAAAAATGGGAAGGATATGGAACCGCCCTCAAACCAGCATTTGAACCAATTGTCGTTGCAATGAAACCCATAGAAGAATCATTCGCTAATAACGCAGAAAAATACAATGTAGCAGGTCTCAATATAAATGAAAGCCGAATAGGTATAGATAAAGAAGATGATATTCATGCAAAAAATCCACATACAACAACGTCAGGAACTAATAAAGTATACGGTAAATATGAATCCGGTAATGAATATGAAATACCAAAAGGACGCTGGCCAGCAAACATAATCTTAGATGAAGAGGCAGCAAAACAATTAGATGAACAAGCCGGCGACGTTGGAAACGGCTGGAAAAAGAACTATGGTAAAGACGACTATAAAGACAGACAAGATAAAGGTGGCGTCTTCGGTGGCGGTAATTATGTAGATAATACATATTGCGATCAAGGCGGTCCCGCCAGATTCTTTTACTGCGCTAAAGCCTCAAAATCAGAAAAAACTCATAATAAACAAGTGGATAATATACATCCTACCGTTAAACCTATAAAACTTATGGAATATCTCTGCACACTAACGAAAACTCCAACCGGAGGAATTGTACTAGACCCATTCGCCGGTAGCGGATCAACACTAATAGCTGCAATCAATACAAATAGAGACTTTATAGGAATAGAAAAAGAAAAAGATTTCTTCAACATAACCCAAAATAGAATTAAAATAACAAAAGACTCTCATGAAGAAAGTCTTTTTGAATAAAAAAGGATGATTATGTTTGGAACTAATGATAGAGAATGTGATGGATGGGATGATTATTGCCCACACTGCCAAAAAGGATATAGCTTCGATGTAGGTATGGGACCGTTTGATTGTAAATACTGCAATAAATCTCTAAGTAAACCCACACCACCAGAAGATCCAGAAGAAGTTAAAAACAATCTAGCAAGCTCTTTATTATCTCTTGCTGATTCCTTAAATGATACATCAGTAGTTACAAATGATGATATGGTCGATAAAACTATATTACTACAAAAAGCACAAATTAAACTAGAATTCTATCAAAAAGTTATTCATGAACTTTGCGATTAATAAAGGATCAAAACTATGACAAAACATACTAAAAAAGAACATACTTGGGATTATTGCGGCCATTGTAATTATCCTTTCGTTAGATGCGGGACATGCGGTATGAATTGCTGTAGCGGATCAACCGGCGAAATAAACGGTGAACCCTGCCCAGATTGTAATGATGCTTACGAAAAACAACACGAAGAACCACCAAACTTCTCCAAAAAATATATTAAACAAAAAGAAAATGAAAATAAAGCTTTTTGGGATAACTGTACATCCGAACGTTCTCTTAAAATCAAAATCAAAAATCAAATTACATACATAATAAACTATTTTAAATATTATAAGTCCACATATAAATGTATTAGAGATAGAGTTGTACTTCCTTTCCTAAGAGGATTAAAGGGAGAATTCTATTGTCGTTGGATACATCATAATAATCAATTCGCTCAATTGTATAGTTGGGGAGGACACGATTGGCTACATAGAAAACTTAATAAACATCGTCCTCGCTATTGCCAGACTTGCGGTAATAAATGGAATACAACCAGAAAAACTGAAGATGATCCCACAGGACCAACTATAGAACAACAATATTGTATACAATGGAAAGCACAGAAAAGCACAGAAAAGCAAAGGAATAAAATGATTAATAAAAATTGTAAACATTATCCTTGCCACGAAAAAAATGAATTGGAAAACTGCCTGCTCTGCTTTTGTCCTATCTATCCCTGCGAAAATAATAAACTAGGCCACTTTATTAAAAATGAATCACAAACTAAAGTTTGGGACTGCTCTAATTGTACTTTATTTCATAAAGATCATGTAGCTAAGAAAATATTAGAAATAGCTAATATGTTTAATATGTCGGATGAGTCGGATGAGTCGGATGAGTCGGATAAATAAAATATTTAATATTTGAATTTGCTGGAAAAAAGTTTGTGTGGTGTGATGGAAAATCAAGGTATCCATTAGTATATATGGATGTTACTATATATGAACAGGGTAGGGTAGGGGGGTGGCACACAGGAAAATTTCCCTGAACATATCCCAACTATTTACCGCTATAGGTATATGTGAAACGAGAAAGGCTATTAACCTTCCTCGCTCTTAGGGTTTTTATTAATTATAATTTTTAACAGTTCGTAAAGTTCTTCGGCCTACCGCATGGCTCTACCCTTTCATTAGGTTCGCTATCGTTCTGTTCTTTTCTTTTGTGACTGTCGTGTCAGGGAGATTCGGTTTGCTCAATTTCGTTCTGACAAGCCAGGCAATGGCCTTGCTTGTCGATACAGTCAACGCAAACTTCAGCGTGACAGCGTTGGCATTGATACAGCCAAGCTTGCTGTTCTTCTGTGCCGCATTGATGACAACGCGACTCGTAAGGTTCATTGTTCATTAGGATTTCCCTTGTTCTGCTCTTTTCTTTTGTGCTGCTACCGTCAGGGGATGCTTGCGAATGGGGAACCGAGCCTTTTGCCGCTCTGCATACTCTGCCAGATTCCTCTTCATTCTGGCGACGGCTTGTGTTGGCGTCAGTCCCATGATCGAGGCGGTGCGGACCATACCATTGATCAGTCCGTTATGCTCTATCTTGCTGCCCCAGAGCCGCTCTATTTCTTGTCGCCATTCGCCTTTTGTCATTGTCTGATCCCTTTCTGCCCTTAACAATTGCGACTATTTGTTCAGGGATTGCTTGAGTTCATCCAAAAACCTTAACGCTTTGAGTTTCAGAATAAAAACATTTTCCTCAAAATTCCAATAGACGATAATGATAGCGATGGTTGCCAAGAAGTCCCACATGATTATATCCTTTCTGCCTTTAACAATTGCAGAGGTTTATTCAGGGAAAGGGTAAACGTCCATTGCCCAAGGGAAGGCTTGGTGTAGGCCAGTCAGTGAGCTTTGGCAGAGCGTATGCCGTTCAGCTTGCCCATAGACCCTTATGGATTCTTTTACCGTCCAGACCATCGTGGGCTTGTGCTTATTGCCCATCGTATCCAACAGAGTGAATTGCTGTCCGTTGTCTAGTGTGCAGAGTCCAACTTTAGCCATTGTCTTACCCTTTCTGCCTTCTTTAATTATTGGCTTTATTTCAGGGGGCGAAAAATAAATGCAATAAAAAAAGATGTAGCCCCTAGCTTTTGCTAGTCGATTGGGCTACATCTTCGGGAGGTCAGGGGCGACTTCTCGCCTCTGTGACTATGGTTCTAGTCGTCCAGTCCGTCCTCTTCGCTGTCCGTGCAGAGATGGAAGGGGCAAGTTTCGCAGTCGTCGTGGTCGCAGACAGTCTCGTGTGATTCGGGCATTTTCGATTCCTTCTGTAAGAGGTTTGTTTCGCTACCCTTAACAATTGACCGTTACGCTTCAGGGATCAGGACTTGATCGTCGTATGCCAGCGATTCCGGCAGGATGAGCATTTGCAACTGGCATCGCCAGTCCGGGTATTCAGGGTATAGAGTACCCGGGTGGACTTGCAAGCGGGGCAGGGGACTTCCGGAAGGGGGTCCGGGACGCTGTTGGTATCCTTCCAGGTCCCCCGGTCGCCGGTGTCGTGGGCGTTCAGGATTGCATCAGCTTCGGCAAGTTCTTCGCATTTTGTGCAAGTTTTTTCGTTGTGGTCGGCGGTAGAGGCCAGGACTTCGTTCCGGTGGGCTTCCAAGGCGTCGGCGGTCATGGTTTCAAGGGCGTTCATAATTCGGGAAGTGTTCATTTTGTAGCTCCTTTGTTGCCCTTAACAATTGACCGTTATTTATCAGGGAGATAGTAGGGAAAGAGAGAAAAGGCGATTCCATATCCTTTTTACAGGCCAATACGGGACAATCCAACTCTCTTTCGCCAGAGCCGATAGTTGACTCTCGGGAACATAAACCCTTCTCTACTGTCTCTTATGATTGATCGTTATTTATCAGGGAATAAAGAATAGCAGGGCTACGACAACAGCAGCGCCAGCAACAGCAGCGCCAGCAACAGCAAAAGACGCAAAGCCTATAACCATGATAAGCTCGATCAACGTGAAAGCTGTTTTCTTCATTGTTGTTCACTTCTCTTTTTGCGATTTTTTATTCTTGTTCAGGGACTAAAGAAACCAGATAAAATTGCTGATGAAAAGGCAAAGAGCAGTAAGATAGAGAACTATTCCTATTTTTATTCTTGTACGGTTAGCTGTCCAGCCCATCTTACCGACGATGCAGGCGGTGAACAGTAGGGTAAAAGCTACAATCAGTATTATCAAAGCCATTGTTTTCTCCTTATGCCTCATAAACGCATACTTGGCAGTTATTCAGGGGTTCGATCATGCCTCCAGCAGCGTTGACTTGTTCGATTGCTCTCATTAAGACTGGCTCTTGTGGCATACCGTATCGCCCGGTGTCGCCAGCCCAGATCGACGTTCCGCCGAAACAGGCGATCCACTCGAAAGGTCCATCCCAACAGAGCGTGGGACGTTCGAAACCCTTTTCTTGGCCGAGGATAGCGGGTTCGCCGTATTCCTTGGCGATGACGTTAAGGGCTTCAGCGAGAGTCTGTAGGAGTTCTTCTTGCTTCTTGTCGGTCATTGTTATTCCCTTTCGGTAGTAAACAATAGATAGGGTTATAACAGGGAATTGGCTCGCCGACGATCCATCCATACAGAGAGAATGAGCAAGATCATGCCGCCGGGACCAGCGATGATTAACAGACTTGCAAGGACAACATCGAGGATTGTCATGAGTTCCATTGTTTGTTCCCTTTCAGTCTATTTCTTTTATGTTTGTTCTTCAGGGATTTAATCGGCACAAAACATCAAAACAAGCCCAATAACCCACATAACCATATTGCCAGTACATAGACCGACAATCAGAAGAATCAATCCTGCTAGTGCCATCTCTTTATCCTCTTATTTACAGGGATATTATCCCACTCTGAATTTCTTATCTCTTTCCATAATTCGTTTGACAGTTGGCCAGGCCCACTCATAGCTGGCTCCGCTTTCAATATCGACAACATGAGCGAAGTCGTGGAGTCTTCCAGCGATCATAGCTGGTTGATCGTTCAGTAAGCAGCTTTCGCCGGCGTACTGGTCTGCAATTTGTTGGATTGTTTCGTTCATACTCTTTCCCTTTTGTGTTTTTTATTCAGGGAGTCTTTGCTTCATAGCCCGTCGTACTTTTCTTCGGGCAAGGGTTTTCATTTTCCGGACAGAAGTTCTCCAAGGATTACAACAAGGGCAATGCCAACCACCAGGGCCAGAGTGAATATATCTATGATATATCTTTCCGAGTCCTTTTTTCCTTCCGGGCATCGTTGCCATTGTTTGTCCTTTCTACTCTTTCCCTTTTGAGTTTTTTATTCAGGGACGAAAATCAACCCAGCGGCCCTTGTTCCGGTGTATTGTAGCTGGGCCGGGGTTGTAAAGCCATGTGTTTATCGAACTTAGAAGTAAGCTGGATGCTGTCTATGGCATCTTTCGCATCTACCCCGGATACGTAACCTACGCAGCGACCGGACGGGGTGTGAACAGTCCAGAGCGGGTAAGCGGGCTTGTCGCAATCGGGGCAGCGGAAGTTGTTTGTCAGTGTTCCGCAAGAGCATTCTCTGAGTTGATCCATTGTTTGTCCTTTCTACTCTTTCCCTTTTGCGTTTTTTATTCAGGGATTCTTTTTCAACCAGCAAATCAAGTCGATAATCCCTAAAAAGACAATCGTTAAGGAAATTGCCAGTCCTTTTTCTAGTGGAGTCATTCCCAGATCCTTTCGGCTTTTTTTATTTTGATTTATTTTTCAGGGAACGTTACTGATTAGCCTTTTCATTGGCCTTTGTTTGTGCTCGGAGTAATTTTTGCATAAGATTCGCTGGCACCGGAGTCTTTCCGAGAGCATTGATAAAATCATCCAAAGCATCAGAAAGGTTACTAACCGATATCTGCAAGTCGTCGAGGTCTTGCAGTCGGTCGCCGATTCTTGTTTCTCGTTCGATAATATCGGCAAGTTGTGTTCTACGCCATTCTCTATCTGTTGGAACATCTGGCGAGCCATCAGGGAGCATTTGATCGAAAACAAATTTTTCGACCTTTATTCCTGCAACGTTGGCAAAATGTGACTTAAGCATTTTTATCTCCGTTTGTTTTCTTCGCCGGGAATCTTTTGCCATCTGGATAATACCATCTGGCTTCTTTCCCTACTGAGACAAGATAGACAACAGACGGGCAGGGAGAACCGTATCTAGGTTCTGTCTTGACAATTGTTCCTCTCCCATCTTCTGTTCTAAAACGTACATGCTTCATCCTGATATGAAAACTCCTTACTTATTCAGGGATAACTGGGCCGGTAGGAGTCGAACCTACAAACGAAGGATGCGCAACCCTTCAACCGCCTCTCCGGCGGCGCGTCTGCCAATTCCGCCACAACCCAATAAAAAAGAGGAAAGGGTGAAAGGAACTACTCCGTCACTTTCTGCCCGCTTGCCTTCAGGCCCCTTTCCTTTTCGCAAAAACATTTATCTCATGGCCGCAACCAAACGTTGTATGAGATAAAGAGGTCTTTGCTTGGATGCTCAATCCATTCTGTAGCAATTTTATCATTCTGGTCAGGGACTCTCGGCAACACCAATCCGGGCCGCAACAAGGCCGGGAATCCCTCTAAACCTTGCTGCGACCCTAGATATTGTTACGCCGGCGGTTCGACAATTTCGTTCGGCTGAAGGAAAAACATCTTATTTTCGACCGCGTTCTTTGCATCTCGCAAACTAAGGCCCGTCAAGTGACGGAGATACTTGATTGCCGGAATCTTGCGGCCGGAACTGACAAGATGCTGCATCTTGGCGTGATCGTCGCGTTCGATGGAAAAATCGGCGATGACGATAAGCGACTGATTGGCAAGATGACCCTCTTCCAAAACTCGCAACGCCTGCTCCCGCATATCGCGGGTCATCGACGCCGAAGGGCAAACCAAAATGCTTCGGCTCAAGTCCATCGCTTGTATGGTAAAGCTGTTCATTGTTCATTTCCTCTTTGTAAGGGGTTTTCGTTCTTACCCTTTGTTATTGTTTGGGATTGTTCAGGGAAACTTTTTCAACAGCCGAAAATAGGCATAATCGGAAATCATATCGCTATTATGGACCTTACGCACAATTACGTTGTCCAGTTCTGCGTCTGGAAGGTTCGGGTCGTCGCACAAAAACATTTCGACGGCTCCAGCGGGCACATTCTCGCAATCGTAGGGAATCTGCTTCACGCCGCCGCGCCAAACTTGCTTGCCCCACAGCTTGCCGTCGCAGTTTTCTGGTCGAACGCCAGTATTGAAGTAAAAAGTTCTCATTGTTTATTCCCTTTCTGCCTTTAACGATTGTTGTTATGGTTTCAGGGAGAAACTATAGCTTGATCTGAGTTAAACCGACCGTCGAAAAGTTCGTCCACATGATGCAAAGAAACAAAATCGAGAGAGACACAACCCTCGAAAATATCGCCATTAGGAAAATGGACCTTAACCCTAAGAAGCCTGTCAGTCTTGGAATGATAGCCTAAAATATCTATAAAACGATGTTCATTTTTATGATGATTGACAGCAGGCAGTGGAGTATATCGCAGAGCCTCGCCATGTTCCCCATTCCAGAGCTTACGAATTTCGTCATCAAGAGTATATCGAATCATTTTCTTATCCTTTCGATCTTTACAATTGAATATTATTCGTCAGGGAAACTGGGCCCTGCTGGACTCGAACCAGCAACCGACGCTTTATGAGAACGCTGCTCTAAACCTGTTGAGCTAAGGGCCGGTGCGGCTGGAGGGGGGTTAGCCCCTCCGAGCTTGTTCCTCCTGGATCAGGTCGATAACGTCGGCGAAGTGGTTGTAACCGAGCGACCCCTTGGTATAACGCTTAATCTCGCGTTCGGCATTCGTCAGATCGTAGCGAAGGGCGGCATCCGTCTTGCTGGTGAGAAGTCCCGATTCCTTGAGTTGCGTTGCGGTCATGGCTTTATCTCCTTTGTTAGCCTACCGTTAATAATTATATCGTCGGATTCAGGGAATTATAGACATTGTTCAAGACAGCAAAGGTAAAAAGTGCCGTTGCCATGTTGAAAATACATACTCCCCCATTAAACCATGAAGCAGAATGAATAGCAAAAACAGCATTGGCAATGCCGCTGAAAAAATTGAACATACCGAGGAACCACAAAAATACCATACTTTTCATCGTTTATTCCTTTCGACCAGAAGAGATTTGTTGTTATTCTTCAGGGGAATTGTTCTCTTTAGCTTGCTTATCAAAAACTTTGTCTAAAGCCTGGAATAACATTTTCTCTGAAACATCGCGGCCAAGACAGTAGCCGGCCCACGCTCCAACAGCGAATATGCCGATTAAAGCTCCGATTAGAATAGCAATCGTCATAGCATTATTCCTTTGAGAGTATCTTAATACCTATCCCAACGCTTTAGTTCTTTTAGGATCAGGGATTCATCATCGGCGTGATTTTCTTTGTTGAGAGATACAGACTTTCCCCAACAAGAGACAACCAACTTGATTTGGGGGTCGATAATTCCTCTTTCTAATTCTTTTTCTGTTGGGTCTATCTCGCCGGCCATAATACGACAGAAGCCGGCCGATCTTACTAGGGATTGGTCCCAATTGCTAGGAACCATTGCGGCATGGTTTAAGTCAGCCGAGAAGACAACAACGGAGAATTGATCGGTAAACAACTCAACAACAATGTATTTCATATCCATACAGATTATCCTTTTTCCGCGTCTTTTCAGGGAAGTTACCTATTGCCTAGCTTATAGAGAATAATCATAAACAATAGGATTACGACAGCCATAAAAAGGCCACCAAAGCCCCACAGAGGCGACAAAACGACAAACCATGTGAAAGCATGGACACCTGCCAACTTGGTCACCAGAAGGTAAGCAAACGACAGAATCCAAGCGATAAACATCCAGGCCGGGGCCGTCAAGTCGAATTTCATTTTTATTTCCTTTTTCTGAGAACCCAACAGCTTTTCGCCTTGGGATCTTCATGCACGAACATTTCAACAGCATCGCCGACAGACGGAGCGAACCCCCAGCAACAACTGGTGTGGAATTCTCCCAAGTCATCGACTTCCAACAACTTAGCCCCATCACGGTTAATGAAACCAGTGATAGTCCCACAATTGTTCGACGGTCGTTTGTAGAAACTTGTCATTTTCATATTACTTCTCTTTTTTCTTTCTTTGTGCAGGGGAAAAATACGAAGGGAAGCCGGCCGCAATTGCTACCCCGAGGGAGCCGACTTCCCTTCTCAAAACCATAATTAATCGCAATCTCTTATTATTTATTTTTTAGAGTTGTCAGAGCATGACTTTTCTCCTCGTGGGTTAGCAAATTATACTTGACATTCTTCTCTATAGTATACTTAGTAATTTTATGTTAATTGTCAGGGAGGCATAGTTTCCTTTCTACTATCTCTCTTAACCATACTTTACTATACTTGTCACATTTTCAGGGATGCTAATTGTTGTCGATATTGATAGTTACGAGCGTATGCCCGCCATCATGATCGACAGAACTAACAATGTCTGTGACCTTACCAAAAGCCAGCGTGTCACCAGGGAACTGTACGATATACGTTTCTCCGATAGCTGGTATCCGAGCAGGGGCAACATCGAACAGATGGAATTGGTCGTTGTCTACTTCTTTGGCAAACTTAACTTGAATATTGATCGTAGCTTTAGACATTTTGATATCCTCTTCAGGGGTTTACCAGTTATTTACTTGATCGTCCGTTATACGATCATTTCTGTGAAGATCGTCAAGAAAAATGACCCATGCTTGCCTCATTGCTGGTCTGTCATTTCTGCCATGTTGTTTCAGGATTGAAGGTCTGATTGTTTGGCAGAACTCTGCTTGGGCTTCTTGTCTTGTCATGGTTATTTCCTTTTTCGGGCAAAAAACAGGGGAAGGCTCAGGTGTTCCCAAGCCTTCCCCTTTGACGTTTTTACATAATGCCTTCATGGATAAGCCAGGAAACGTGGCCGTGTTCGCACCAGCCGTCCGGCTCGACCATGCAACCGTCTGTGGCTTCACAAACGCCGTCAAACATCCATTCTTCCAGTTGGTCCATACTCGGTTGCTGATCGGTCGGCGTCTTGTAGGGATACTTGGGACGGTCCATTTTTCGACTCCTGAAAAGGGGTTTCGTTCTCGACTACCTTTTATCATTTTGATTGTTGTATCAGGGAGTAATAATCAACTTGGCTTCTTTGACCCAATAGCAGTGGTCTTCTTCATCCCACTTAGACGCCAGGCCAAAAAAGAAATGATCAAAACCATGTTTGACTGGTTTGTGCCATCCTTGTTTTCTGGCTTGACTTTTCGACGGGTAAAGTCCAGCAGCCACAAGCAAGTCAGACCAAAAAGCATCGCCGACGACAACGAATGTAAACCATTCATCTGTATCAGGGATCGGGCCGAAAAACGCATCTCGGTCTGATTGGTTTACTCCATTGCCGACTAGAAAGTTTATTGATCTTCTTGGCATAACGTTATTTACTATTTTGTTTGATTTGTCAGGGAGATTATTTTAGGCGAAAAAATAAGGGAAGCCAATTTCTCAGCTTCCCTTACCCTCCTCCAGCTTGTTTTAAGCCCCCTTGTTACAGAACAAGGCGGGTCGCCGCCTCATCAATCATACTGCCCTTAGTCCCTACCAACCGCCGCCCAAGGCCCTCTACGGCGTATCGGCGTGACGTTGGCGTATCCTCATCCGTTCGGGCGAGCTTGAGGATGGAAAGCCGAGCATTGCCGTCAACAAGAATATTGATAACGTCAAACGTCTTGCCCTTGGCTTTCGGGCCGTTGAGCTTATGCTTGATAACTCTCAGAGCGGAACGGGGGCAAAAAACTTCCGATATGCCCAACTTGATATTGGCGACCTTACGCTTCTTTGCCTTCTTTTGCTTTGCCATTGTCTTTTCTCCCAGAAAAAGGTTTTTGTTGTTGTCCTTTGCGACTACCTTTTATGATTTCAATTGTTTTATCAGGGAGATGGAACATCAGCATACGGAGCAAAATCTATCCGTATCGTTCCATTAGTTGCCACAACATGTTGATACACTTCCCCATCTTTTGTGTACCTATCCAAACGTTCAGGATGAAAACCTTTAACCCTAGTACAGAACCAATTAGCAGCCGAAACGCAGCCCATACGTCTTTTTTTCTTTTTCCACTCTTTAATCGCTTCTTCTATTCTCATACCCTAACCATTTTTGTTTTTCTAATCAGGGAGAATATATAAGATAAGAGAGAACGTTCAGCCCCCTATCGCAAAAGAGAGGGCCGAACGTTTTTGCAATCAATCGCCCCTAACCTCTATGGTTAGGTAACTCTGCCGACGCTCATAATTGGCCGACAGAGCAACGATTGCTCTCCCTTTTAGGCTCAAGTATTGGACTTGTCAGCGCTCTGCCAACTGAGCTATATCCCGGCTTTGCCGAGATAGCTGGACTCGAACCAGCGACCTTTGCATATCCAATAACGACTTGCCGCAACAGGACTATGCCTGCCCTTGGCCTAAATTCATTTTTAAGAAAAATGCAAGGGCGAGGCTTACTCCGCTGTAAGCCCCATCAGGAATTTTCCTTAGCCCTTGCTGACATCTTATTACGATTTCTGACTTGTTTTCAGGGAGACAAGGACAAAAATTATTTATCAATTTTCGTAGAAGATTTTCTCTTGTTTGTTTAGTATTTTAACTTTTTGTTAAAAGTACCAAGATACTTGTCTTTTTAGTCCTTGCTATGTCGGGGAGAGGAAGCTCTATGCCGAGGTGTCTAGCTTAACAGGCATCGCTTCCTCTCCCCTAAACTGTACGTCCTTTGCGTCCTCTGCTCTCTTTTAGCATTACCCTTTTCAATTTTCGCTTGCTGGTCAGGGGAAACGGCTCCCCTTACCGCCGAACGATATACGCTTGCTTGTTCATGGTAATCGCTACGATGCTGGCGACCTTATAGTCGCGGAGAATGATTTCCTTGTCGGTCTGTTGCGTTGCCGCCCGTCGCGGCTTGCTGAAGAATTCCCTTGCATCGGCCAACGTCGCAGCGTCCAATTCCTTGCCGTCGAGGCCGATATACTTGGCGTCAAGGGACTTTTCGACCTTCAATTCGACGTAGAATTGTCCCTTATGCTCGATCAGCGGCGTACCGTCGATCCGAGTTCCCCATTTTCGAGGCTCGGCGACGAAAACGTCGGTATTGCCTTCTCGCTGGCGTTGGTTGTTGACCGAGTTGGCGTAACTCCAGCCGATCATGCAATTAACGCGAGAAACCTTAAACATCTTGCCGACAAACGGATTGCCAGTTTTCCGCATTTTCGGATCGGTTTTGGTTACGACCGTTACGAAATTGGCGCCCTTGTTGGCCCGCAGCATCGCAACCAATTGAGACTCATCAATGGCGATAACCGTCTGCTGGCCAGAAGTGTCGATAAAGAGTTGTTCGCTCGCAGTAATAGTCGCTGTCTTGCTCATTTTGTAACCTTTCTTTGTTAGGACTACCCTATACAATACCAGATTCTTTTTCAGGGAGAATTAGATATTGATAAGTTTCACGCCCCATTGACAGCCGTAAGTTTTGAGAATTCTATCGTGTTCGTCCACTTCTGCGACATTATCGACAGAGATAGCAAAATCGCAACCTGTCAAATTTTCGAGAATATCGGCTTGGGCTTCTTCGATAGAATGATATTCTCCCACGCTTTCGTCGCTGTACCAAACCTTAATAATCACAATTCATCTCCTGTTCTTATATCTGACCATTCTGTATCTACAATTTTTGTTTTGCCATTGTCAAAGCTGAAATGATAATCAGCATCAGAACCAACATCTCGCCGGGCATCTTCCATATCGCCTTCATGCTCAACAGTCAATTTGATAATGGCGTAAAAAGTTGATCGCATTGTTATATCCTTTCAAGGATAGGGATTTGTAAAAAATGAGTCAGGGAGATAGAAGTTGGTACTATCTCCCTCTGCATAATTTTTCGTTGTATCATAGGGTAGGAACGAAAAATTCAATGCAGGAGCTTTATTAAGCTCAACTCGTTATACTACTCTTTATTTTTGTCGTTTTCTTCAGGGAGTTTCTCGCTTTTTGTCGCGCGATATTTATTTGGCTTACCGTTTGTAGCGTCAGTATGCCCTTCCTCGTAAAAATGTTGTGCAACAGGGACCATAGATTTAACTGCATCTGCCTTGCCCGATAAATAAGCCGCCGGCAATACAGAAATCATCAAAACGCTCAAAGCAAGCAACGCCCCAGCGACGACGTTTATTCTGAGTTCTTTATTATCAATCATAACCAGACTGCTTACGCATCCAGCCAAGGCTCCCATCGAAATAACCGTACAAGCTGTTAAGAAAAATATCAGTCCCATTTTGTTGTCCTTTCGTGTTACCTATCTGTATTTTCTACTCTTTTTCAGGGATCAATTCCCACTTCTCTTCGTGGACCTTTTGGTACTTAATATCACCTTTGATTGCGTCAATTTGCCCTTGCTTGTAACCTTGTTTGTGGCCGTATTCTTCTCTGGCATTCCCTATGTCATGGCACAACAGAGGGACAAGTATTAGAAGGGAAAAAATCAAACATCCTCTAATGCTTGTAGAGATAAAGTTGTTATCTAATGACGCCAACAAGCAAAGAATAATTATGAATATCGCAGCCCAAGCGAATAATGCAATTGATAACATGATAAAACCTTTCTAGCCCATTAGTTCCTTTAGGCTCTTCGGTGTCCAATACATATCCCTTTCGACAGGGAGGCCCATCGGGCCGCGTAACTTCAACAGTTCCGACAACGAGAAATACCCCAATTCTTTCTCGAAACCATCGACCAAGCCGAAAAACCTATCAACTCCGTCGAATTCGGTGATATACCAAGTCCAATTCCCATCAGGGGTGAAGAGTTTGACAACTGCCATAGTCTCTTCAAGAGACTTTTTCTCATTGGCATACAGCGGAGGAATCTTAACTTTGAGTGCTTTGGTCAAAAGTTTCATTGTTGTTCCCTTTCTACTCGTAATGATTTAATCTTCAATATCAGGGAGATCGTGCTGGAACTCCTGATCCAAGAAAAGGTCAAAAGAATCATAAGAATCTGGCTCCTCCCAAAAGTAGGGGCATCCATCGCAAGTCGGACGGTCACAAGTCATACAAGCATCGTTTTCGCCATGAGCCATTTTCTTACCCTTTATGTTGGTTGTTGATTGCCTACAGAAGAGGGTTTATTCCCGCTTTAATCAGGGAAAGATCAGTGATAGCATCGTTAAGATACTCATATTCGATATAGTCGCCGTCTGGAGCGTGTCGTTTGCTGCTCAGACGGAACATCTTACCGCAACGCTCGAAAGTATAGCCTTGCTTCCTGGCTCGCTTAGAGAGCCTCTTAAAATCATTGTCCACTTTCATCTTCCTTAGTTGTTTCCGATTTGACTATGCTTCTATAGGCATCTATTTGCCCTTTAACGTATCCCTTTTGTTCTGCTAAAATCAGGGAACCATTCTCTTTTTCGCATTTATCATATCCTTCATGCCAGGCGATATTTGTAAAGCATCCAAACGCTCCAGCAGTAACCATAAGAAAAATAACGAAAAACACAAGTCCCCAACCGTCATCAGACGGAGCAGATACGCATGTCATGGATAACAATACCAGAAGCAACGCCAAAATGATGAAGAAAATTCCTAGCCCTAACATGGTAAATCCTTTCTATTTTCAGGGAGTTTTTAATCCGTCAGTATCTCTTTCTTTTTTTCGATACCTTCTCTATATCGTTCAATACGCCTAAACTCTATTTTCGAAACTTCTCCATCGTTCAAAGCATCTTCGATTTTTTCTTTGAGTTCAGGGAATTCTGCTTGCCATTCTTTCAGAGAATCGTATTGAGACTCGGAAATTTCTTGACCATCCAAAACTGCGCCAACAAGAAGCAACGTGACCAAAGTTACGACAACAAGTGCGCAACTCATTGCAAATTCTTCCATTTTATTATTCCTTCTTTTCCCAAGCATCATTGTTAGAGGATTCTTTTTGTTCGTAATAAATCTCGCCATTGAGTGCATCAACTTGGCCAGACTTATAACCATTTTCCCATACATGAGTTGTGAGCATTAAGATGGGGGTCACAAAGCACAATACTGCAAACAGGAATGGGACTAATGCCAGTCCATTCGGCTCTTTTTCATCAAAGAGAATGCAACTCCCGACTGCAAACAGCATACAGCCAAAAAGAAACATGATTGAGTAAACAACAACTGCTATCGTGAACATTATTTTTCCTTTCAATGTTACGTAATACCCCTGGCAGGACTCGAACCCGAAACTCCACCATCATACATTTTCTTTATTGGAAGGCAGGGAGGTCCAGTCTCTAGCTTCCCATAATCATTATGTATTCTGGACATACGGTGTTGTTTTGCCAATTAAACTACAGGGGCGTGTGCTGTCCCATATACCGGCCCTATCTCAATCTATTTTCTTTTACTCAGGGACAGCTATGAATAAAAGATCTTACTGAGACAGGGGAGAGTTTCCATTTTGGCCCAGGATTTTCAAACGATACTCTCCAAACGTATCCTTATCGGGCTGTCCTTAACGCATTATACTAGCTCCTTTCATTATTAGTAGCTTATATTATTGCTCTTACGTTAAGTATTAATTTCGTGTGTTGTTTCAGGGAGAACTACTTAATCAGGTATAGATTTTCTCACCTTTATCCCAAAGATTCCCCTTGGCTTCTGATTTAATTGCAATAGCTTTAATCCATTGTTGACGATGCTCTTCGCCGGAGAAAATCGATGGCATAGATTGTTTATCGCTAATCCGGATTATAGTAGCATGACGACCAATAGACAATGACTCAGTTTTTACCCTAAACCCACAAGATTTTAGTTCTTTACGAAAATCTTTAAGTTCCATTGTTAGTCCCCTTCATCTCTAATCGATTTCGTGTATTATCTCAGGGAGAACTACTTACCGCAATTGAAGCAAGCCTCTTGTCCCATTTCTTCGCTGTAGTAGCCTTCCTCTGGCAGCGGCTTAATCCACTCTACCATGCCCATCCTCAGAAACTTAGGGATTTCTTTGGTGATACCATTAGCTGAGTTGGGAGCTTGGATGATAGCTCCGCAAGTCTCGCATTTCGTGGTGTTGAAGAATGCGACCCTCTTGTCGTTGATTCTCTTGAAATACTTATACATGTTGAGGCTCCTTGGTTAAGTTACCTCTATGGATTTGTTGGTTGTGTTTCAGGGACTTTATCTGTTCGCATCCCAGGCAGAATAGAGATGGATAATCCACCCCATTAAAACACACCAAAGAGCTACTGCCACAACAAAATGACAAATCGCTTTAATTGGATGCCCAGCCAATAATTGACCTAAACCAGGGATAATAAATGAAAGAATAGCGGGGAGACACCCCCCATGTTTTTGATCTTTACCCGAATTATTAATATAAATATCGCCCAATTGCATTTCTCCTTAGTTAAGTGATTTTTTAAAATACCTCGTTTCGTTCGTCCCATTGCATACAGAAAATAGTAATTTTTAAGCGACTGGTATTCTATATATCCAATCCCCACCAGTCCAAAAGTTCAGAAGCTCAAGAGCATCTGCCCGATTCCTACAATAAACAAAATTCATGCCGCTTTTATCTGTCGGAATATATCTCCATTTATAATCGAAACGTATCAGACCTAAGTGTTCTGCGGCGATTCGATTTCTTGTGTAGGATATTTGGTGTTCTGTTAGCATACTCTTACCAATCTTTTCTACATTTTCAGGGGGAAATTTTAATAGCACTGGTGGGAGTCGAACCCACACGGAGAATAAACTCCACGGATTTTAAATCCGTTGCCTCTTGCCAGTTGGGCTACAGTGCCTTACTTCACAGCGTCTGCCATGCCGCCAAGCCGGCTTGATCGTTACAAGTTTACAATATCATCTACCTTTTCAGGGGCTTTGGTTTTTACAACCGTTCTCGCAGGTGGATTGGTTCTGACAAACCTGTGTGGCTTTGCTAACAAAGCATGAAGCTGCTCTAATGGAGTAGTGGGCTGTTTCTCAGGGATAGGCATTTGCATTGCTCTGTCAATCTCTCTCTGATTGTTGTTTACCCAAACAATCCGAGTTCCGCAACCACGGTGAACGTGACGATGCATATTCTGACTACGCCGGTGGCGATGTCCCACAACTTTCTTGCATCGCGGACAAACAGCGGCGATCTTACCTTCTGGCATTTTGGCCTTGAAGTCTAGGCGATGTGGGGTACATCCAATCTCCATCGCTTTGAGTTTCCAGACTCTATCATGCCCGTGACTATAACCGACCAAAGCATGAGCGATTTCATGCAATATGGTTTCCCTTACTTCTTCTTCTCCGTTAAGAGAAATCAGATAGCGTGACAGGGAGATATGGCTAACTTCCGGTATGCCACCTTTGCCGTATTTCCAATGGCATGTTCCTAACGTCTTTTTGCCTCTTGAGATTTTGAGCGGGCAAGTGATACCATGCTTTGCCATCAGTTTTGCCGCAATGATCTGAGCCTTGTAGATTTCCATTGTTATCCCTTTCAGTTAGACATAACAAATAGCAGATAGAAAAACAGGGAGAAGTGAATAACAGACCTTACAAGACTGGCGGGGGAAGGGCTTTTCGTACGCCCTTCCCCCTAAACTCTTGCCGTTTGGGACGTTACAGCGTAACGCCCAAAGCCTCCTGCTGTTCGGGCGACAGCAACGCCAAGGCATCCTTGCGAGCCTGTTCCTTGGCAGCGTAAGCCTCGCGGCCGGCCTTGAAGTCCTCGACCGTGACGATAACGACCGCCTGGTTGGCCTTGATGATCGTCTGGACGCCATCCTCGGCCTCGCCCTCCAGAATGCCCTTAATCGTCTCGGCATCGCCCTTGGTAGCGACCGTGACAACATGCTTGCCAGGCCCCTTCTTGCCGTTACGCTGGCGAACGTCATAAGAAGCCGCCTCATTCGTCGCCTCAACCGCCTCAACCGCATCCGTCGTGTTCGCATCCGTCATGATTACATCCTTTCAAGTTTGTGGTCGGCCCTGTTGCCGCCATCATTACCCATTTTTGGGTTATTTATCAGGGAAACTATTTCCCATGATCTCATTTGCAAAAAAATCTTTCAAGGCTCTCAGGACTTTCGACAGCCGATGCTCTAGTCCGTTCAAGAACAAAACCCATTTGACAGACATAATAAAATCAATCAACTCAACAGGGGTCAGACTCAACAGCCTAGCCTTTACGTCAACAGCCAAGTCTTGAGAAATCTCGTAATCGCTCGGTATACTGCGATATTTACTAGACTTCGGAGGCTTTGTCTCAAGAGCAAACAAAACTGTTTCAACAAACGTCCTCATATCTTTGTTGTCGCTCATGTTGTTGTCCTTTCCTCGTCTGCCTTACTTAAAAGACAATCGTTTATCAGGGATAACATAGAGTATATTTTTCTCCCCTGAAGAAACGTAGAAAATGCTTAACAGATTTGTACAAAAAAAGAGACTTTTCAGCCTCTCAAATCTTTCCTTAATTCCATAAGAGCTTTACCTAGCATGTTTTCGCCTTCGCCAGTAACCAAATCAATACCCCAAAACTTATCGCCCCAAGTATTGCCTTCTTCTAACTCTGCATCGCCAGTAAAAAGTAATTGTTGCTTTAGGCTAGGATCAGAGAACTTCATACGTAAAGCTAAACACATTACATCTAGCTTGATGAATTCCCAATCATCTCTCATCTTTATCTGTCTACCGATTTTCTTGGCTTTGCCAGGGGTTTCGGCTTCCATGACAGCATCATGGTCTTCTTCATCAGTAGCTTTAACAGCCTGATAGAAATGTTCTACTGACGGATATTCTTTTCCGCAAAAAGTAATTTTCGACGGAAAGAAATTCGACAAGAAGAATGTTGATTTATTGAATTCTTTAATATCCATTTTATTTTCCAGGCATATGACAAGTTGCTATCATTGCGAAAAGGCCCAACCAAATACCTATTGGACCAGCAAAGTAGATAGCAAGCGGAATAGTAGCCCATATACCACAAATTGCGATACCTTTTCCAATAGACATTATATCAGCCTTTCTTACCACTCTTTCAAGAACTTCGGTTGTCTGCGTCAGTGCAAACTATAGCAATAGTAGCCACAGCAGCAGGGACGAAAGCCCAGACTCCAATAGTTCCAGCCATTGAACATATCGTAACAGCAGCAGCCCACATGGAGCCTATCATAATCATACTTCGGAATCTCATTGTATCAACCTTTCTACAATAGTGCAAGAGAAAACAGAAATATATACTTAATCATTCTGATTTTGTGTTTCATGTTTTACTTCTTTATTGTTTGCATCACCCCAAAAGGGTAGTAACATAAGCTGTCTTGCCTATATTACTACCCTTTTGATACTGTAGATCAGGGACTACCTTGCGGAGGACGCAGCAGCAATGGCTCCAGAGATGGCGGCGCCGATCCAAAAGACGACTGCTCCAGCGACGTTAGCGAAAACGATCCTAACGACGCCCCAAGCGACACCCCAAGACTCGACCGGCTCGCATTTGGCCGCTTCGATGATGCCGACGATACCCAAAACCCAACCTTGGTAGATACAAACATACAGACCGCCGCCAATCGCCGCCAAGAACAACGCGATTGCAAACATAATTCCAATGACCTTCATCTTCTTACCCTTTCTAATTATGGGGAAAATTCCCCCTGTTAAATTTTAACGTGCTTCCATTCTAGCTTAGGTTCCGTATCCCAAACGACATCATGGTTTTTCGCAACTCCGAGAGCCAAATTGAAAGGCCCGCTGTAGACGAAATTGCCATCGACAGCCAAGTCAAACCTACCAGATTTCTTGTTCTGGGACAGGGAAGCCTCGACTTGCCCCTTAGACTGGTCAATATGACCCTTGACAGGCTCGCAATGCGAAACCCTCTTGACATTTTTCAACTTCTGAGAATACGCCATTTTGTGTTTCCTTTCTTATGGTTTACTCATTTCCCAAAAAGATTACTTATCTTCAGGGACGCTTTTTTGGTCGGCCTTATCTTCTACTTTTTTTTGTTCTTCCGCTCTTGGGAAGGCATAATCAGCAAAAAACAGGAACGTGAATGTCATAACCCACCATTCCCAAGACACAAGCGAAGACTGAAGGCCAGTGCAGATCTCCAACACAATAGAAAAAACCCATATACAAACCACTTGTTGGAAAAAATTGCTAGTAAAAACTCTCTTCAAGCCTCTACCGACCTTAGCGAAAAACTTCTTAATATAAATCCAACCTGTCCAATCTCTTAATCCAAACTCAGTCCATAATATATATATTCCCACGATTATGATACCGATAATAATTCCGTACATTTTGTTATCCTTTCGTGTTGCCTTTAACAAAACTCTATTTTAGGACAGGGAGAGAATACGATCTTCCAATTCCTTAATCCTATCTTTCAGTTTCCTAATGAATAAATGATGAGTAGTATTTGTACATACTGCAAGATTCTCTATTCGATTATCATCTTTGATTCCATTTAGATGATGAATTATTTCGATTTTTTTTAGTTTACGGCCTAAATGTTTTTCAATAATCCATCTATGCTGTAAAACAGTTTTTCCTCTTACAGTTGTAGAAAGATATCCTTTTCGATTATGTTTCCATTCTCTTTCTTCTAATGGAACAATCTTTTTTTGTTTTCCTCTAGAGTGGTCATAACCGCATTTTTTAGAGCAAAATTTGCATTCACTATTATGTTTCTTAGCTTTTTCTATCTCAGACGGACTACGATAAAAAGTATTTCCACATTCCTTACATACAAAATTTATACCACTTTTGGGTCTTCCTAAGTCTTTGATATACTCAGGGTTACCGTATTTCTTCCATTTTTGATAATGTTTAGTGCAATATCCTTTACAAAAACTTTTCCTATCACACTCTTTAACTTCACATATTTTCATATTTATCTCCTTTCTAAGAAACTTGTTCCGAGAAAAGAGATAAATATCCTTTAATTATTTTTAAGACGATACAGTTTTTTCATGTTCAATCCTAAAAATTTTGTACCACTTCGTGACATTTCCAATCCAGTTACCATTTAGCCTACGTTCAGCGGCTGATAAATTACCAGTTGTGGGGCAATACCGATTACCTAAGAAGGTAATGAAATTCAGGCTTTTGTCAGAATTCAACCATCTTTGATAATTCTTGACTACAGTAGCAGCAGCCCAGCCAGCTTGAGTATCCAAATTGGTATTGATTGCTCTTGGATGTAAAACTCCGAACTCTAAGCCAGGCCGTCCATTTTCGGCTTTACGAATAGCCAAAAGAATTAAAAACAAATCTCCACCGCATTTGTTACGATTCGCAGCGACGACAATAGTTTTCAACTCATTTTGACCAAAACGCTTAGGATTGACGTACCTAGGGTAATTGTCAATCTTTGGGTTATTATCTATTGGTTGCTGTTTAGATGCATAACGGATAGGAGGCTTAGGCTTAGGAGGATACAAAGCTCCCGTTCCGTATGTATCTTCTACATATTGATTTGCTGAGGCTTCTTCAGGGGTAATATTTTCTTCTCCATCGCCCAAAGTAGAGATCAACATAAAAACGATAAGAGTTAAAGTCAAGCATACAATAAAGATACCAACGTTTTTAGCTTCTTCGAGCAAGTGAGCCATTTTCATTTCCTTTCAGAGCGTGAGCTAATATGTTAGGATTAGCTAACATATATTTACCGAGCCTACAAGGCGTTTCGGCAGACTTCTCCATTTGTCCATGCGAAAAACAGGGAGTTTCATCGTACCAATCTTTATCATGGATTGAACAAGAGAATTGATCCCCATCTTTTTGTAGATGTTTACATGGTTGACCTTGACCATTATGGTGGATAATATTATCTTGTGCTATACCTTTGCTAGGATCATCAACGATCATAACAGACATTCGGTGACAACAATATCCACATCGTAAGCAGATCATATTAGTCTTCTATTGAAACAACAATCGTACCAACGAAAGCAATTGCAAACGCAATCACTCCCATATGGGCAAGAAAAATGCTACCAACCGCCGCTCCGACCCACATCGAAACAATTGCAATCGCCTTATCTCTGGATTTCATTGTTATTTACCTTTTTGTTGGATTCACCAGTGCATCCCATTCTTTATCAGTGATATTATCAGGGATAGGACCGCCAGGGACATTGTACCAAGGAACTTCGTCGCTGTTCGTTTCGTCAAACCATTCTGTACTGATTCCGAAAGCTACGCTTCCATCAGGGAATTGGACATTAACAAGAGTTTTATCTTCTACAAACCCTTTCCCTGCCTGAAAACGTTCAGGATGGCCGATAACATCGAAATCTAGCTTAGAGCCAGCCCGAATTATTTCGGTGGAACCCTCAACATCGTCAAGAGCCTCATCATAGCTACTGATGACTTCAATTTCGCAGTCTGTGTTGAATTTGACTTTCATGATTTTCTCCAATTTTTAATGGGCGGGCTGGGAATCGAACCCCGCGACCTTCTTCCGAAAGCATTACGATATTGCCTTGTCTTACAGGGAATTAAACCCTGGTCTCCTGGCCTAATGCCAGGTATCTTCCATGCAATCTGATACCCTTGGTAAGTCGATCAAACTTTGGTAGAGTAGTGTTGCACAGTTAGCCACTCATTAGACGATCAGACGCAATAATCTCCTAGGACTACTTTCCGGATGCTGTTATGCCAAATAACTTCCGCCCAGAAAAATACGCCCACCAGGACTCGAACCTGGAACCGCCACATTAAAAGTGTGATGCTCTGCCAATTGAGCTATAGGCGCATAAAGAACAAGAGGGCTTATCTTCCAGCCAGGATTACAACGTCAGTCAATCTAGCTCTTGTTCTCATTAGGAATTCAACATCAAACTACAGGGATTACCAAGTAGACGGAATAGAGTTGGAAGACGCATATGCCTTCTTATACTCAGCCGGCAACTCATCCCAAGGAACGATCTTATGCGTTTGCGTTTGTTCATCGTAATACTTGTACGTCTTTTCAGGGGTCTTTTTCTCATCTTCATACGAAACGGTGGGTATATTGATAGCTACCATTCCAGCAGGGGCCTCTTGTCCCATCGGACTATTCGGTTCCCTACGAGCAATGATATTGGCAGTTTCGCCAAGGCCCATTGAATGAGTCACAGGAGCCTTCATAACCTCTAGGGTTGTAGAAGACGTAAAGGTGAGCCAGGCCCCTTTGCCTGTTTCAAGATGCGTACCGGCACAACCACCAAGAGCAATAGAGAACAAAACCATAGTGAGCATTGCAGAGCGTTTCATCGTTTTTCTCCTTCTATGAGCGATTGACTCATGAGCATTTTACGAGTTATTGCAGGGATATGATCAGCAGTCGCCTTTGTGTAGGTCCAATTTGGCCTTACGACGTTTTTTTCTGTTGGAAGGCTTTCCGCCCCAGGAATTGGAACGAAGTCGTCCTGACGCCCTTACAACGTCTAATTCGGCCTCTCTGGCCGCTCGACGCAGGGACTTGACCAATTTCTGCTGTTCCGTAAGTTTCTTTTTCTTAGCCATAATAATCCTTCTTTCGTTTTACTATGACAATTTCCTTCATTTTATCAGGGAAGATATACCTGATCTGAATAGCACCAATGCCCATTAGCCAATATAAAAACCACCTTATTGGCCCTAATGTCATCTTCATCTACTTCATCAACATTAGTGCCGCACTTTGTACGAGGATAATCGGTGATCTGCATTTGTTCTATCTCAGTTCTACCGAAACGAGTATGGATTTCGTCGCCGATTTTAATCATTTTGTTATCCCAAGGCTATTTGAGGATCATACCAATACGCAGTAAATTCCTTTGCCTTCATGTGTCTGGCCCATAAAGGCTTTTGCCAAACAAACGAAGGTATCCATTCTTCATCTTTTTGACAATAGCTGGCAGGGACATTCTTGCAATAATGATCCTTATCAATCAAGAAATAACGCCGATCAAGAAGAAAACATCGGCCAGTTTGATTATGTCTAATAACAACATAAACATTCGACATCATTTTTCTCCTTCGAAGCTTATCTCGCTTAACCGATATCTTAAACCGCCTTCACCATGTATCTCAATAGACTCGTTTTTCTCCAGAACCTTGACTGAGGGTATATCGGCCCCGGCCAAAGTAATATGTTCGACTATGAATCTACTCCAACTATTCATAACGATATCTCCCACACGAATTTCTTTTCTTTTTGCAGGGAGACAGAATTTGACGTAAAGTTCTAAATTGTGATCGTGTCTGAGGACTTCTTTTACTCTTTGTTCTGTTTTTCCCCCAGGAGAATATAAGAAAACCCCTACGCAAGAATAATTATAGCCGCCCCCGAATTCTTCATCAATCATATCGATTGTGGCTTTTATAGTAGCCCCAGAACAAACAAAATCATCAATGATGATATATTCGCATTGGTCTTTTTCGCAACCTTCTACCATAGAACTACTATGAGAGTTTTCGCAATCTTTTCTCACAAGAATCAAAGGTTTGCCAAGTTTAGCTGCTACGGCAGGAGCTACTACTGCTCCACTCATTCCCCTAAAGGCGATAGCATCAAACTTTTTTCTTGACTTTTTGATAACTCTGATAACATCATCAATAACCGTTGACAAGATCTTACCAGACAGTTGTGCCCCCATATATTCGCTACGAATTGACATATTTTCCCTTTCAGTTGCTCTTTTTGATTTTGTGCTTAATTTCAGGGAATCTTAAAATATGAGTCTGCCAACTCTTCTCTTGCTTTGTCGCAATTGTTATCATGTCTTTGAGAACATTTATCAGCCTCAAAATATTTCCAAATTACATGGATAGGCTCGAAAACCTTTCTTTCGACTAAACAAGTAGTAGCATAGCGATTATAACTATGATTGACAGTCATGAATTCAATCTTATCAAAGCCTCTCCAATCGCCAACTCCATTAGCAGTCCAACCAGTTGTAATAACAATTCCCCCATTTCTTACTAATCTAGGAAGAATCTGCTTGCATCTGACTATGGTATCTTGGAGTCTTGTACCTTTTTCCTTGACTTTATAAGCTTTGGCGTTTTGAGAAGCTGAGAAAGGTGGATCGAATATAACAACATCGGCCCTTACCCCTTGTTGATACAGAAACTCTAAGAAATCGGCAGCATCCATATGAAAAGCCGCATCTGTATCTCGGCTGATATCATTGGTGAAATTTGCCAATGTAGCATTTCTTGCGAAAGGATCTACAATAGTGGCATGAGGATTTGCGGAGATAGCTTCTGCGATATACCTACGCAGTAGTTCCCCAATAGGTTTGATCTTATGGACTTCTTTATTAGCAGGAGCCATATGATAACTTGTTGTAGGTATCTTAATTCGCATAGATTAGTCCCTTTCTCTACGCTGTATCATTATTCTACTTTTTTACAGGGAGACTTTTTCTGCATTTTTTTCAGTGCTGCAACTTTTTCTTGTGCATATTTTACTCCGTCTTCAGCATACTCTAATTCTTTATCGAGAATAGCTTTAGGCAACTTGTAAACCCGTCGCCACACTACTTTTCGCCATTTGTCAGAGAAATTACTTAGTCTGCCAGTGTCATTTAGAAATTCGCCAGCCTCAGTAAATTTATAATCTTCAGGGACTTCAATGTATGTCCACCTTTTGTCTACGCTATGCGACCAATGTTGTTTATACTTAATCCATCTCATTTTATTTTCCTTCTGGCAAAAACATTGCGCCCTACCATGAATATTGCTACAATGTTGGTGGTCCTTAATGCCTGTCATTTTGCTAATGCAATACGGGCATTTAGCATCACATGCAGCAGAACCAACAACAACGCTCATTGTCCTAATTTCTCTCATATCTTATCTGCCTTTTCGCAATTACAGATTGTACACATTGTTTGAAAATTTCTCAGGGAGTCTTTGCCGCCTCTTGATTTAGGAATAATATGATCCTTTGTCATAAGAATCAATTGCTGTTGATCGTCTACCGCATACAGATTGAAATGCGGAATATTTGTATTCGGGGGCAATTCCAAAATCATTTTGGTGCCAACAATACCGCATGTAACACAAGCTAAACTCTTTTTGAAACATGAATAGCGGGCTGAAGCCATTTTAACTTTGAAAGCTTCCCCTCTTATAACAAATTCTCTAGGAGCAGCACCAGAAGAAGTCAAGGGAAGAACTTCTTCTGGCTTAAAATCAGCTAATCTTTTGTAACTTTTTTGGCGACCCTTTTGCCGATTGATATTTTTCTTCTTAGGCATACTATGTCTTTCTTAACTAATGGTGGTTGCAACTATCGGTGCGACGATATTACGAATAGTTTACCGCATGTTCGTTAAGATGATCGATGTATGCTTTCGTGGCTCGGACAAAAACGTCCTTCCTCATATCGAAAACATAATGGAACCGAGATTGATTTTTGCTTTTGTCAATACTTCCGCCCTTCCAAGACATAATGACGGGCTTCATAACGACAAAAGGAAACTGATCGACATTGGCAACTTCCATAACGCTGCCAGTACGAGAACTATCAACGTCCCTCGTGAGAACAAGGTTCTCACCGACCTTGAAAGTCTTTACCTTACGGTTCGGAACGCGGAGATTCCCCTTACGATCCAAATGCGGACGCCTGTGATTAAAAACATGATTCATTTTCTTACCCTTTTTTGGTATCAACAGCGACCCATTCGCCGTTTTCTTGTCTTTCTACCATCACGCTTCCATCCTCAACCATAATCAAGGCAGAAGCAATATTACCATGAATAAAATACTCACTCAAGGTGCCTACTGGCCCCTTGCCATTGTAACGCATTTCGAAGACTTTACCAGCCATCGCTTCAGGGGTGTTACATTTCTGCTGAGGAGCATCTTTCAATGCCTTCGTAATCTTCTCAACCGAATTGTGTTTACTGTAAGACGTTACGACCAAAGTAGGATATAAATCATTCATGGCAAGTTCCTTTCATCTTCACTCAATTGTTGTAGATTTTACAGGGACTATTCTTGAGTCTCGCCCTTATCCAAAAACTCTTGCATGATATCGCCGATGGATTCTTCTAGGTCCATTTCCGCTTCTTCTATACCTTGAAGAGTTCCATCCAACATGTTTTCATATCTCTTTAGCATAGCCCATCTTACGATATCCATAAGTCTATCGCTGGCATAAACTTCAGCCTCATCAACATCAGGAGGCGTTTCTCTATCACCAGAATAGTAATGAAATTCCGTTATAACAAAACCATCAATTGTTATGTCACCAGAGAGGGTTCTCTTAGTTACTGCATTTTGAGCATAATAGATACCCAAAAGCCCATCAAACATAACAAGAGGATCGGAATTAGGATCGGTTTGTAGCTCGATGGTCGGGGAGTCATGCATCACAAAACTCGCCTTGTCAAGCATTTTTTTGAGTTCTTTGAGTTTTTCTAGTTGTTCTGTTTCAAACATTTCTATCTCCATAAAGGATTCTTGCGAGGGTAATATCTACCTCTCGCAAAAAATCCTTTATTTTCAGGGAGAACTAGATAAACGCAACTGCAAGAGCCATCAGACCGATACCGATAAAACCAATAATCCAACGACCGATAGCAGTTCCCCAAAGATAAGTAGTCACTTCATCAATTTCCATGCCTTTTGTATCTTGCTTATAAGACTGGGCTTTGAAGATACCCATAAACATAGCAATTGCTGCGCCAACAGCAATCCCCATCTCAGGGGCTTCTACTCCAAACATGGAACCAACGACAGCAGGGACAACGACGTTCCATGCAATACTAACAATCAGTCCTTGCATGAACAGGTCCAGTGCAATCAACACAAACCACGACATCACGAGAATAAAAGAAGCTACCATTTTGAATTCCTTTCTAGTTAAATTTCTTTGGTAGACTCAGAAAGCCTAAACTGATTAGGCGATCTTCTATTTTTGTATAATTAGCATTCGCAAGATCATCAAATGAATATAAACTCTCTCTACTAATAGAGATAAATGTTGAATGAGCTTTGGCAATATGCCTAATCATTCTATGCATAAAAATGCCTCGGATAGCATTAGCATCATTCATCTCTGATTCTCCTAAACCTTTTTTTCTTTGTCTCAGGCCATCCGACTCTATACGCACAAATTTTCCTTACATTTTCAGGGGAAATTTTAACCGACGTTCTTTTTTGCCCGATAAAATTAAAATCGAACAATGGGATATCAGTTACATCTACTTCATACATAAAGTATTTCCCTCTAGGAGTATACTGGAAATACTGAGACAATATGTATCTTAAAGTCCCAAGATATATGTAGTCACTTTTAGGATAAAAAGAATTTAGAGTTTTTTGATTTATTTTTATTCCGTCAATATCTAACTTCGGTGATTTAGAAGCATGATACATTTTCATATTGTTGCCACAGCAGTAGATTCCATAATAAATTCAACAACTTCTTTTGCCTCTTTCAAATGCATATCAGTCATCATTGCACGTAAAGCCTTTATGCATCGAATCTTATTCGTTCCAGAATTCAAAGCCACAGCAACCTTGTTATAAGCTTCTCTGGGAATGGGAATTGTTCCACATTCTTTTGTTTTTACATCTATGCTTTCTTCTGTGACAAGGATATTAGGATATTTCTTATAGACCCTTAATATCAATTCAAAAGCTTTATTTTTATTTTCTAGGCTGGCAGTGTTAGACATCAACACTTCTTTTGCCAAACCGATCATTTCCAAATAATCTCTTAATACTTCTGGGTTGACACTGTTGTCCCCCGGCTCATCATCAATCTGAACATCAATAACTTTTATCTTTGCATCTTCCCCAAGTTCCTCTTGCCATGAAGCAGCATAAGATTCAAATACCTTTTGCAAAGCATCTTCTACTTGAACTTCGCTTGGAAACTTGAGAACAGCTTCAGATACATCCCTTGACAAAGGCTGAGTCACCTGAACTGTTACTGTATATTCGTCTTTATTCATTTTGCTACCAACTGGCTTCTTTGTTGAAAGTCGCTACATAATCAATTGTATAAATAATTGCAAGTACGAGTAGGTTGATTGGGCCAAATGCTATACACATAGCCAAACATCCAATACGATGCCCTTCTGTCCATTTCAAATCATCCTTGGTGGCAACGTGTTTGTACAATGGATATGATACTAAAGCACAAATCAACCAGATTATAATAAACCATTTCATTTTATTTCCCTTTCTTTTTATTTCCCTTTCTAAGTCTGGGTGATAGGATTCGAACCTACGACTTTCTGCTCCCAAAGCAGACACGCTACCAAACTGCGCCACACCCAGATACTATTATATATAAAATATTTTCCGCAGTCAGGGACTGTGATAATATTATTTTTTACTAGTTCCAATTGCAGTGACAGGATTCCCAATTGCAGGCTTCCATTCAGAACCATCAGAAAACTTAACTTTGTCTAAGGTTATAATGATTTTAGCAGTTGTTTCGTGGCCGTGAAGCGTCCAAGAAGACCGTTCACTTTCTCCAGTTTCAATTGTAGTTTGAGAAATACCAGAAACAATATTGATCTTTCCAAACATTCCTGTTACAGGTTTCTTAAAACGATCAAAACATGCAATAGATACTTCATAAGCAGCTACAGACTTTAATGATACATTCTTCATTATTATATGAGCTTCGGGATTACCTATAACATTAAAAAGAACTCCCGCATGAGTAAAAACTAAAGGAGCGTGTACATCAGGTGAAAATATAATCAAAACTCGATGCGATTTCCATAAAAATTTATTACCATTTTTATATCTTTGTATGACCTGAAAGCTTTTAGTAGATGTTGTCGTTAAAAGTTCTTGCAATCTGCCATTCAATAATAATTCTGGGTATTTATTATTGGCTACTGGGCCGATACCCAAAATTTCATCACCTTTGTCTGGGGCGTTTGGTATCGAAGAAGCCTTCAATTTGTTTGCTAAAACTGTATCAACAACTAAATACTTAGCTAAATTTTTATCATTTATTTCTTTTTGTAATTTTTCAATTTTGGCATCACGAGATGCTATAGCAGCCTGAAGCATCTTTATTTCAGCTTTATACTGAGTAATATTAGCATCTTCACCTAAAACAACAGATGAAAAAGAAAAAACAATCAATATTGCCATATACAACGAAATTCTTTTTTTATACATTTTCTTTCCTTTTTTTGTTCTGCCAAGCTGAACTACACCCAGAAAAATTGCTCGATCTCCCCGTCGGCCATACTGTTGCACTGTAACTATGGAGCCACGTTATTGCCAATAACGCTTTCGTATGTTTTTACCCTAGGGTCTGTCCTAGTTAATCGAACTCAACTCACACTATACTTTACTATTGAATCAAAGGACACAATTCCTTTGCATCTTCATAACATTTGATCTTGGCTTCTGCCTTGCAACCAACAAGCTTCATTGCTCCATCTTCATTGTCTTCGCAAATCTTATTCGTGCATTTCCAACAAATCGGCTCTTTCATGGCAGTTTCCTTTTATTAGCCAACAACTAACGTGTTACCATTGACAACGACCAGAACGTTCTGGTGACTCCCAAGATTAACCTTGCGGAGAATCCTATTGGAAATCCGAATAGCGTTGTCCTTATCCACAATATATCTCATTGCAACAGGGGTCATTGACGGCGGTGCGGAAACAACCAACTTGCTAGTCCCGACATTGACAAAAGCCGTATCACCAGGCTTCAGTCCCATCGTCTTAACCAACGCAGACCTAATCAAAAGCCTACCTCGTTGATCTACTTTGCAGCCAGGCCCGCTCATAGGAGCAGCAGGTGCCGGTGCCGGCGTCGGTGCTATAGCATTAGTGCTTGCCACAACAGGGGCCGTGGCAGGTGCAGACTGAAGATTATCAGGATCATAATCATTCGGATGCTTACTTTGCGGATAGTAAACATACGTATTATAGTTAGCCAAGCAAGACAAAGCCCGACCATAACCATCAAACAGATAATCATCATCGGCGCCAACCGACCAATTATCATACATTCCATGAACAACTTTCTTGACTTCGTAATGCTTGACCGTCAACCCATGAGTGTTACGCAGAACGGACGTAACATCAAAAGCCGAGAACATCTCATCAGCCTTGACAAAGCCCTCAATAACCTCAACAATCTTGTCTCTAGTCGTTTGATCCATTTTCCAATTCCTTTCTAATTCTATGAGCTATAGCCCATATGTGATTTTGATTCGGGTCCATTGCAGCCTTTTCCATCAACTCTTGTATTGCTTCATTGTCAATGGGATTTTTACGACGTTGAAAATAAAGATTCTCTCCATTAGTCAGTGCGTCAGAACCATTATCGCAAATCTGTTCCCAAAAGCTTTCCCATTCTCTGTCATCTTGGCAATAATCCAAGAGAGCTTCAATATCTTTTGTCATTTTCATAATACTACTCTCAAAAATGGCTCGATTTTCAGGGAGATTACTTTTTGAACTCGATCAAGAAAACCGGATTGACTTGATTAGTCTTATAAACAATCATCTCATTGTTTTGTACGCCGCTTCTTCCAGCCTTCGCAAAAGTAGAATTGTAACCGCTCTTAGGGAAACTGCGCCCATAAGTAGCTGGGATATATTCTTTACCCATAGCAACTTGACATAAGAACATAAAGCAGTTGCTATCTCTTGAGCCGCCCCAATATCCATAAGCATAATTCAAGCTTTTAGTGGATTGGTCAGAAAAATAAACGCCGTTTCCATACATTCGCCCCGTGCAATGAGAAGCATTAGACGGCGGAATTACAAAACCACCTTTAAGGATAGACAGCAAATTACTAGCCCTAGTTCCATGCCATAAATCTCTTACATTGCCAATCTTCTTACCCTTTGCATTGAAGGCATCCAGCATGAAAGCGATTGATACAGAATAGACCCTATGGACCTTCAAAGAATGACAAACATGCATTCTATTTCTAGTCTGTCCATACAGTTTCTTGATCCGATCAACAACTTTGCCTTCAGTTACAACATCCATAGCAACATTGAAAAGCTTCTTTTCGGCGACAACAACCTTCTTGCCTTTGTCATCTTTAGCCCCAGACATTGCAGAAGCATAGGACGATTCAAGACCATCCAAAACATCATTCTGCTTTTGGACAGCCGCAAGGTCAGGCAAGAACCCCTCAACAGTAAGCTTTCTGCCTACTTCTTGGGGAATAAGCATAAGGTAATCTTCTACATGACGCCTAGTAGAAGAAAGACCAAACTTTTGCTTTGCTACTGCATCGCCAAGAGAAGCCAAAATCTTTCTGGCTTCATCAATACTGTCTTTGGTAACAATGCCTAACGGTGTCTTAAAAAGACCGCTATCAACATCAAAAGTAATCTTACCACCAGTTGCATCATAGATATTATGAGCATTTACATCGGTAAGATACTCAATAAGCTTAACAACAACTGGATTAGTAGACTGAATCTGTCGCTTGGCAATATCTTTGAGATTGCCTTTAGCAACAACTTTACTAGACGTAGATCCGCCACTATCCAAAGTAGCTACCGCACGATAGCCTTTATTCTCTTTTTCTCGGGCTTTCTTTTCAGCGTAACGCAGTCCAACACCAGAGAAGGTCTTACTTTGCATACCTTTACCGACTCTCCCCCATTCGCATAGAACATCGTCATTATCATATAAAGTATATTGCCAAACCTTATTAGAATTCACTTCAATAGAACTCAAAACAAACTTCTTAGTTTCTACCACGTTGGGCATTTGTAATTTCCTCTATAAAACAGAAAGTGTAATTTTTACATTTTCTTTTTCTTCTAATACTATTTGATATTGCTGAAGCAGTTACCCCTAATCTCTCAGCCGCCTTGACTATACCATCAAAGACTTCACCAGTCTCTACACAAAATACACTTTTGAGCGACCAGACAGGGACTTTTCCAATTTTTGCTTGGCTCATTTTTCTTTTGTGTTCTTCTGACCATAATGAGGATGTTTCAGTCTTATCTTTTTTTATAGAAAACCATCGTCTCTTTGCTGCTTTAGACAATTTTTGCTTATGTTCTTTTGTGAATTTTTTATTTTTCTTACCTAAAGAAATTTTATTGCGCCATTCTTTACTTCTGTTTTGTTGAGCTTGACGCATTTTTTCTTTAGTTTCTTCTGTTCTTTTTGTGCCTCTCAAAGATTTTGAAATCTTCTTTTTTGTCTCTTCAGACATATTTTTTCTGTCAGCGTTTAAAGCGTTAAATCCGAACTCTCTATCTAATGCTTTAAAATATTCTATCCAAAATTCTTCCCTCTTTAGTAAATCACTTTTGTCACATAGTTCTATTATACCAAAAATAAAACTTTTTTCTCCGTATTTGTTCCAAGAATTTTGTAAGTGCTGACTATGATGCTGATTGTTATTTAATCTGCAACGATGACCAGACCATCGTTTGCTGATCCAAACAGCACTCCCGACATACATTTTGCCATTATCTGAACATTTTATCCCGTAAATACCAGTTTCTTTCATAATAAACCTCCACATTTAAATTCGTGAAAGTTTATCAAAATCCTCTGTTTACTTTATTGTTATTGTTGCCAATATTTGACATGACCCATTTTTTTGTTTCAACTACATTTGGCATTGTTATTCTCTCCTGCCTCTACCCTTTTCTGCTTTCTTTTTCAGGGGAAATTTCTTCTGCATAAATACCAGACCAATCAATATCTTCGTCAATTCCACTTTTTCTTTGTGAGACATCTACGGCTGAACATATACCATATTGATTACTACCATAATCCATATAAGCCATTAACATTTCTACTGCTTGTACAGCACCATTACGAGGCAGGGTAAAAACCATTTCCGTTGCCTTAAAGGGATATCTAGACACCCTAAAAGGTCGTACTGTAACTCTAGTATACCTTGCCATCTTACTTATCCTTTTCATCTTCGAGGACTTCGATCTTCATAAGTTCCTTGTCGGTGCTGCCAAGCCAAACCGGGCAAACGCCTAACCATTTACGATATGTAATCCGAACCTTCTTACCAGCATATCCAAACAATTCTTTGCCCAGATCATGCCGGTGAGTTGTTACTGTAAATTTGCTGTTGTTTTTCACTTCTCCGCAAAAAACATCAGCTTGATAGTCTTTCCACCAAATTCCCCCATATTCAACGCTTCCGACATAAACATCGGCATGACCTTCTTCGACTGGAATAAATCCAGTCGTAGCAGATAGAGTAATGCCAATCAAAAAAACAAAAATTGAGTATGTCATAACTACCAGCAACATCCCGCCAATCCATTCTCCAACATAATTAGAATATTTGCATTCCTTACAAAGAATCTTAATGGCAATTGCCAAAAACACAACGCTCAACGCACAAAATAAAATAAATCCTAACATTTTTCTTCTCCTTCTAACTACTCATAAAATTACGTAATTCTGCCGTAAACTGATTAAAACAATGACTACACAAGTCTTTACAGGTTGCCCCATCATGACCATTGATCTGTATATTATTTTTGTATTGAACTGTTCCAGCACCACGATCAGAATTCGCAGTTTACAGAATCCCACATTTATCGCACTTTAATGCAGCAGCCATTTTTTACTCCTTAAATGTAGTTCATCTGCAAAAAGAAAAAGTGATGCAGTAATCAGGGAGAAATTTTAGTTATTAATATTTTTCCCAGAACCTTTACATTTTGGACAAATTTCAAAACAATCATTATCAAAACACGTACTTCCATACGGCGACCCGATACTTACTTGACAAAAACCTCTACATTCAGTACATGCATCATTAATGATATTTTTTTGCGAAAAAATTTGAACCAAACAGAACAAAACCATAGTAATAAAAAACGACAATAAAACAGATACCACACAAATTGCAAGAATTGCTATAAACATAATTACCTCCTTATAAAGAAAAAAGCCTTCCCGAAAGAAGGCTTTATCTTATTTTCCACCCAGTGTCTGCTGTTACTATATTATAGCATCGAAACACCGAAAAATCAATTACCAAATCACTTTCTTTTTGGCAATCTTCATTTTAATGCTTTTGCGGAACCTTTTTACCTTCCAGTCCAGACCATGAGCAACAATCGCAACGTCTTTGTCAGACGCATTAGAATCGCCGCTACAGAGTTTACATTTCTCGCAAATCGTCTTCCTGCCGCCCTCTACTGACGCAGGACAAACTATTTCATTCTTTTGTAGTGGATCATCTTTATCCAAACGAATGCGGAAACAACGCCAACCCCTAGCTTTCGCACGATGATATTCAGCCAAAGTATCAACTGACGCCATACAAAACCGCTTTAAGTCTGCGTCACAAAAGCTCTTTGCCCAATGATGAGTGTAGCCAGTCCAGCCTGCTGCGTTCCTAGTAATGGCTTCCCATACTTCCATAGGAACTGCGGAAGGATCACCGTAAGAACCCATTCTGACCACACTTTCATGGAACAGACGGACATTAACAGTGTTAGGAAATTCATACTTGCGATTTTTCCAAGCATTCCAAATATTATTCGGAGCATGGAAAGCCCTGGTATAACATGTTCCCCAACCGCCATTTGCAACAGAACTATGTTTACAATCGCCACAGACAGAACAGTCCTGACCCTTCATATATGCATCAAGGGGGCTTTTTCGAGCCGGCAATATCCAAGTCTGAATTTCGTCGCCAGTCTTTTCATTGTCGCTACCATTAAAACCAGTACTAATAACAACAATCTCTTTATTATCGATAAGGCTAGGACCCCGATACAAAACAACACCCTGCGTAAGTTTTACTCGCGGATTCGCAATCGAATACATACTAAAGCCTTTCAATAAAAGAGTTTACGCCGAAGTTTACTGACGACTCCCCCACACTTTTTCGCTCCCATTTTCAGGGAGAAATTACATTTTGACTAGGGGAAGTTATTAATTGCACTGTACTAGATTTAATAAAATTAACTTACTTCTTATTGTCATAACTCTAATTATCTTGTAACTACAGTTATGATAACAAGTTATGAATGCTAAGTCCTAAAGCTGTTTTTTATGTTAAGACTTAATATATTGATTGTATAACATCTCTTTCGCAAAATTTTATTTACTTAGAATTATAAACCGTTATAGAATAAGTAGTTACAAAATCATTTTTGCACTTATTTAACTGCTACTAATCTATAAATTATAACGAAGTTAATATACTTTTATATGGTACAGTACAAAACTTCTGCTAACTTCTTAACTACTACCGGATAACTGAATCTTTGTTTCACGTAAGTGTATGCAGCATCAGCCTTTACAGTCATCTCTTCTCTATGAGAAAAAGCATATCTCATCCTTTCTCTGATTTGAGACACAGAGATATAGGGCCAGAGAGCATTTTTAAATTGGAAGATGTTGTCTAGACATGGTATTTTATTATAGCCTTCAGGGACCAATAATAATGAAGTATCCGTATTACCATACTCAACACAACCAGAATGATCTGGGACAATCGTAGGGACTTTTAAGGCCATTGCCTGTAATGCAGGTAATCCAAAACCTTCTCCTAAACTTGCAGAAATATAACAATCAAAAGATTTTATATAACTCGCTACGTCATCATCATTTATAGTCGAAACATCTATAATAATTTCAGGAAATTCTCCAATCTTTTTTATAGATCTTTTTATTCTTTTTATAGTATTTTCGACTTGTACTCTGGTTGTATTTGTAGTTTTGATAGTGAGAGAAACATCATCTTGTTTTGAGAATTCTTCTAAGAAAGCTGTTATCAATTTCTCATAATTTTTTCTTTGCTTCCATGTTCCCATGAACAGAAAATTAAAACTAGTTTTATGTACAACTAATTTTAAAACTTCAGGTGTAAAAACATTAAAGTTTATACAGTGAGGTATATAAAAAATAGGAGTTGTGAGCTTTAGTTTTTTAAACTCTCTATAATTAAACATGCTCGGTGTTATAATAGCATCATTGCGATTTAAGTAAATACTCCAATTATCCGGAGGACTTGTAGTTTCAAAAGTCGCATAACCTATTGTCCTACCTACACTTCTAACTCTTCTCTGCATTTGAGGGATACAATGATAAAGAGCAATACTCGGATTTTTTACACTTTTTTTAATTAGTGATTTATAGAAATCATGCAGGTCACTATTTATTTTTTTATGAGAACCTAAGTCTAACGCAGTTATATTAACATCATAACCAGCTTCATGAAGTGCTTGTATATTATTTTTTGCTGCTGTAGCAAAGCCTGTAGCAGATAAAAAACATATATAGTTGATAGGGATCATAACACAGTCATTATCGGATTTTTAGTCAACTCATAATTTTCAGATAACACACTAGCATTTATAAATTTTATATCGGCAGATTGATAAACACCAGTTCCCCCATGTATATGTCCAAATACATGTAGCTTTGGCTGTATTTCATACATTCTACTCAAAAGTATAGGACAACCAGCCAACGATCCATCCCAATGTACATAATCTCCATATCCTTTTGGTGGGCCATGAGTAATTACAATATCAGTGTCTAGTGGAATAGTTTGATATAAAAGTGCTGCTCTAGTTTTACCAGCATTACCTGTGGGAAAATTAAATGCCCAATTATACCCAAAATGTGGACTCCAGGGACTTCCCCATATTTTAATTCCATCAATCTCTACACTATCATTATAAAGATAGTGCCACGAAAGCTCAATAGTCCATTTTTTTGCATACTGGAAAACAAAATCGTGGTTACCTGCAATCCCTACTATATTTTTAGCAGGCACAGAAGAAAGCCAACTGGCGAAATGATCTTTCAACCAGTTGGCTTGCCACGCTGCTTCGTGATTCGTAGTAGGGCAGATATCTCCCGCAATGATTAACAAGTCACATTCAGGGACCTGTACCTCATCCATCTGTCCATGCATATCAGATATACATGCAATTATCATATATTTACTTATCTCTCATCAGCAAGGTAGATAGGACTACGCTGCTTGATGATTAAACGACGCCCCTTAATATACTCTTCTTCCAGTGGCTTGATAACAATGCCTTCTCTGCGAACATCCGGATAAAGCATAGAATACCCATTAGAGGCTTGCTGTATCGTTACACCCTTCGGGAACAGATCAGTCTCGTGAGGATTCTTAGACAGCAACCAATCTTCTAATGTTATATTATAGCCAAGAGTAGGAACAAGTATCAATCCTGCCTTCTTGCCAAACACCTTATTAATGTAATCAATAAAGATCGGTGTATTAACCCAAAGACCATTGATTTTAAGGTCAAACAGTCTCACCGTATTCTCTGGGAATTTATAGATATTTTTTTGGACTTTCGGACCAAGCATCTCTCCATAAACAGTAACGCTTTTGCCTGGATGTTCATCGGCAATTGCATTAGCAAAATCCAAAATACCTTCTCTAATAGCTACTTGCCACCAAGGATTAGTAGACTTATCCTCAGTTTCAATAGTATGTCTACGAGAGTTAACGTACTCAGTTCTATCAACTCCAATAGTGACAGAGAAATTAGACCCTTCTACTTTCTCAGAAATCCAGCAAGGTCTAGTCATTAGTGCTTCCACTAGATGCTTATACCTTTCTGCACCTTCAATATCATAGATAGTAAGATCTTCAGGTAAAGTAGTAAGTTTAGTCTGATTCCCCCCCATCATGCTAAACTGAACAGGTGGCTCATATTTCTCTACTCCAAAATACTGAGTTAACTGTTCGGTGGTAAAAGGCTCATCAATCTCGGTAGGATCAGGCTTCTCAACATCCTCGCCCAGCATATCCAGCTTACCTACAATGCCTTGACTAATCTCATCCCTTAGACGGACAGTTTTGACACGGTTTTTCTTACTGCCGGATAATTTTCCCAGTAATCCCATCTTCTCAGAAACCCAATCAGGAAGCAGAGAATCGATAGGGAAGTAGATAACCTCTTCACCGGAAGTATAAACACCTTTAGGAATAACAAATTGAAATTCCATACCATCCAGTTTAGCCAGTTCAAGTCTATCTGCATTAGGATGCGGATATACTTTCTCTATAGTCTCAATTGTTACTCCGAAAAATGCCATTTTATTATCCTTTACTTAGTTTTAGTTGCAGAAACTACCTTATGACTGTGGAAAGAACGATACACTCCATCCTTCAAAATGAAGATCTCGTTCGATGCTCGTTTATTTCCCGCATTCCAAGTGATTAACAAGGCTCTATCAAGCTTTACACTAACGCCAGTTCCCTTATGAATACCGTTCAAAATACTTTTACCATCGGGTTGAATCTCAATTGTTCCATAAGTGAACTTATAAACGCCTTCCCACTTATGAGCTACACTTGTCGGAGGCAGAACAGGGACCGGCTTAATCTTAGGTGTTGCGGCCGGCGTTGCAGCTTCAATTTCTTTGTTAACCTCGGCCATTCTAAGAACAAGAATCTTAGACAACGTTGCATCACCCTTGTCAACAGACTTCTTCAATTCTCCATGAAGTTGTTTAACATAATCCTTCTTAGCCTGCAATACCTTTGCTTGATATTCTTTTTCGGCCTGCTTCATGGAATTCTTTAGCTGGATATTAGCAAGCATCAAACCAAGATGCTGATAAGTATCCGCAGTAGGAGCCGCAGGTGCAGGCTTTGTTGTCGGGGTCTCTGCAACAACAGTACTCGTAGTGATAGCAATAAATAAAATCGCTAAAAATAACTTCTTCATTTTAAATCTCCTTTTCTTATAAGTACATGAGAGAACCTGGGATGATCACCCAGGTCAGTCTCATGCTTCAGTAACGATGTTTGTTACTTACACAGTCGCGGCGGGGTCAGTTACAGTATCAGTTTCGGTGACTGTTACTGTAACTTCGTTTTCTGGTTCATCACCGGCTTCTGCTTCCGATTCGGCTTCCGAATCTTCGACAACCGTAGCAACTACAGTTTCATCTACAGCATTACCATCTGCATCAAAAACCTTAGTCCAATGACCAGCGTATTCGCCTTCAGTCAGCTTGGTAAAACCAGGCTTTGGCCGACCTCGGCCCTTTGCCAAACGGGAAACCAAATTCCCATCGGCATCCTTCAACTCGACAGCGATTTCGCCATCAGGCCCAAAGGTAATATACTCAGGGGTAAAGCGAACAGCGTCAGCAACGGGGCTAACAATAAAATCGCCATTGTCTTGCTTCACGGCGCCACGCGGGGGACGACCCTTACCCTTGACCTTACGACTCAGTTCGTTTCCTTCTGCATCAACATAAATCAGTTCAGCCATTGCTACATCTCCTTAAAAAGTTTAAATTTGCTTTCTACTATATTCTAGCATAAAATCGCTAAAATGCAACACAATAATCTGTTTTTTCGAGGAATTTTTTCAATTTACGTAAACCGTTTTCCTCATGGTGTTTAGCCCACGGCCTGCTTACTCCAAGCTCTTTACCAACATCAGAATAAGTGGGTTTCTTTCCATCAAAAAAGTATCTCATTTCAACAGCGACTCTTTCTTGGTAAGTTAGTCCAGCAGAATTATCTTTTAATGCTGTTCTAATAACATCTATTAACTTACTATAATCGGTGGATAGATCTTCTACATCTTCTCCATCTTCAGTGTCATAAGAGACAGGGAACTTTTCTTCTCTCTCTTGTTTCTTCTTAATTTCTCCGGCAAAAGTTTTTATAATAGACCAAGTTGCATAAGTCGAAAACTTATTGCCTCTAGAAATATCGAATGTCTTAATAGCTCTCAGTAATGCTTCATTACCGACAGATACCATATCTTCATAATCTAAACCACTCTTCAAAAATCTCTTTGTTGTATTTATGACTAGTGCTAGATTATATTCTACTAACTTCTTTTGCATTGCTAATACAACTTTATACCAATGCATTATCTCTTGTTTAGCTGTATCCGTGAGTCCATCAGGATATGACTCTTTTACCTGAGAAATTCTTTTTCGCGCTAAATTATAACGCAAAAATACATTCCGTTCTTCTTCCCGACTTAATACAACAATATTTTTAGACGTTCTAACAGGAAGATCACAATTGAAAAACCAAGATACATCCACATCCTCTGGAAGGTCTTGGTTCTCAATGCGTTCAGAAATTGTAGAATCCTCAAAATCAGGATGGTCTACGTATCTATTCTGTTCTAAAATATTCTTTAAGTCTTCTAGTTCCATTACTTCTCTTCTTCAAAACGATTCATAGCAGTAGAAGGCTCAAAACCTTCCAATACATTGCCAGTAGGTCTAAACAATTCGAACAAACTATTACGAAGTTTAGACTTAGACCCAGTTCGTATAGTCTCTAAAAAATCTCGTTTTCTACAGGGAAAAACGAATCTTTTAACCCTTGGGTCGATAGTATTGTTTGGATTCTGCAAATACATTCCTAACTCTTTATCACCCAACTCTTTAGTAGATAGATAAACCTCTTCTACCTCAGTTAAAAGATCGTCCAGCTTCCCATTCAGTATAGATTCTATAGCATCAAAATCTTTACGAAATTCCTCTGGCAAATCTTTTTTCGCATTTTCAAGATCATCTAAGTTTCTCATCATGTCCCAGATAACCAATGGAGTGCAATTAGAAACTAAGCGATGCAACCTGCAATACTCATCACCCTTGATCTTGATACGATAACCATTAGTAAACCGTACAACGAAACCCTCTTCATTATACGACAACGTTTTGCAAACTCCCAACATATCATCCAAAGAATCAAAATGAGCAGTTTCAGTCAAACCCATTCCAGTCTCTCTACTGGTGGCTTCCAATATCTCTCTTTGCAATTCATGACCAGTATCTACAAAGTACCCCCCCAGTAAAACTAATCCCTCAAAATCATAAGTTACAACAATGCGATTCTGAGTATAGATTATTTCCACTAAATAAGTAGCATTCTCATGCATATAATCAAGCATGTAGCTCTGTAAATTCTTCTCAGCCCAAACAGCTTGATCAGAAGCAAAAGAACCACGAGTAGCTACATTCCATTTTCCATTCCAAAAATAAACGATCCCTAAAGATCCATCCATCTTCAAAGTAGTAGAAAAACCCAAATCAGGTAGGTCTTCTTCTACCTCTCCATAATTGAAGAACTTGGGAAAAGGAGCAGCGACTACCTTCTTTTGAGAAGGGCAAAGGATTAAACCTCTGGCCACAAGAGTAAAAATGTTCCAATGCTTATCATAAGTAGCAGTAGCACTATAATTGAAAAGCTCTAAATCATCTTTAGTTTGAACGTTGATGTATCCAGCCTCTACCTCTTCCTGAAGACCTTTATACAAGTCATCGAACGGAAGAGTTAAAGCAGGATGTATGTGATATTCTATTTTTTCCATGAGTTTTTGCCCTTTCAGACAAGCTCACAATTTTCCAGCTATTTTCAGGGAGATTTTCCCATCATTTCTTCTATATAATTATCTTCTTCTAAAGACTCTTTGCGCAAGGAGTTAATAAATTCCGCGCAGAAAAGATTAAACCCCACTTGTCTTTCATGAAGATCAGGATCAAAGCCCTGTCCTCTAGTCTGTAAAGGCAACCAAGTCTTCCCAATCACATAAGTCATTGCCATAGAAACAGATGCAAGCTCACATAATGAATCCCTGAATGAAGTCCATCTAATATCATTAGTATCAACGCCATCAGAAATGGCTTTATAGATAGGCTCATAGTACAACTTAGACCATAATGTTATATTATACCTTTTATCCTCATTAAAACCTAAAAACCGATTATGTACCTCTTCTGAGTCACTGGCGGGCGTTAAATCTAATGCTGCATTAATCGCTATAACAGTATGAGAAGCAGGCCAATGAATATCACTCATTGTAAATCTTGCACGTTCATTATCCTCAATCGCTGCAAAATTCTTTTTCGCCCAATTATACCAACAATCAGCATGAGATTTAATATTGTCAAAATATGAAATTTCAGAATGCCAATCCAAAACCTTCAATGACAATAAACCAATCGCTTTTTGATAAACATCTTCATGTACCAAACAATACATGAGTTGTTGCCAATCCTGCTCGAAATGAGGACTCTTCCCAAAAACACTTATGTCAATCCGAAAATCCATCTCATACCCAATGATCTTCAACCATCTAAGAAGACCATTACCATACTCTTTGTATCTCCCTTCCGGAAAATCCTTACCAAGATCGATTCTTCCCTCTTTCTGAAGTCGCTCAAAAAATGACAACAAATGTGTAGACATCGGATCTTCTTCGTCTACGTCTATGCAACCATAATCATCATATTCACCTTTTATTGCAACAGAAAAAGGTTGAAAAAGATCATCTGATTTGATAATACTATCTTGCACAGGATGACCACATCTCCCCTTAATGTCTGGAAGCAAAAGAACTAAACGTACCTTGTCTCCACACAGAATAGGTAAATTGGACAAATTGCAACATGCATTATAACATCCCATTATTCCGCTTCTCCATAAAGGTCTTTGACTAGAGCGATATCTATATCCCAATCGTTTGCTTCGACATTCGAAACCAACCTGTCGAAAAACTTTTTTATCCTTGTCTTGCAAAAAGGTTCTTTTTCAATTAACAGCCTAAATGCAAGCACAGCAATGTTTTCTATCTCTAAAGCTTTTGCCCAATATTCTGTATATTCATCAAAATCATACCCAGAAGCAGCAAATGCAATAATTTGAACATATTTATCAACGAAATCACCATTAATAGCTCTTTTGAAGTCACTTACGGCTCTCTGCTGAAAACCAGGATATGCTGTCATCTCAACAATATGAAAAAGAAGATGAATAGCAGAATCCACTTTCTCCACAGGCATATTCAAACGCTTATCACCAGATAATGCAGGACCAAGCAGGGATCGGACAGATCCCCACGCCTGAATGATAATCTTTAACTGCTCATCTGATGTATCTTCATCTTCCAAAAGATTACAAATCTTATCTTCTGGATATTCATCAATATGACCACAAGCTAAAGGTTCGGTGCTACAGCCCATTATTCGGTCTACCACCTGCCTGTATGTTATCTCTTCCATTTTATTATGGCCTCAAATCCTGAAGTCTACTAATATCTCTTCCTTGAAGCTTTACCTCTCGCGCAAGATTTTGTAATTCTTTAGTCAATGTAAGAACGCATTGGATCATTGTTTTCGGGCTACCGCCCTACTCTCGGACTTAAACCGACAATCGTATGTCTACGTGCGTCTACCAATTCCGCCACCCGCCTATATAACACGCCTGACAGGATTCGAACCTGTAACATTCTGCTTAGAAGGCAGATGCTCTATCCATTGAGCTACAGACGCAAATGTCTATTGAATATCGCTCGGGAAAAGATAACTAGCGATACCTATAACAACAGCAGCTATAAACATCCCAATATCACCAGTTACGAAAAAACATGACAGAAATACTATTGAAGCTATTAAGCAAGGTAATTTTAACATTATTCTACCTTCTTCAATAACTTAATAAAGTTTTTGGTGGTAGGGTTCATCCGGGCAGGCTCAATATCAGCCAAGTCAGAAAGAAGTTCCCCAATCTCTACCTTCAATAAAACAAGAGGAACACTAGGCAACTCAGGGTTCTCATTAAGCTGCACAAGATCAATCGTAGTTGTTTCGACAGCACCAGTCCCATGAGTCTTCTCAAGAGTAATCTTCATCTTTTATTCCTTATCTAATTGACGTTCAACTTCAACTATGCGCTCAACCAAAACTTTATTGTCCTGCTCTAATTCTTCGATTGAGTAACTTTGCATTAGATTTACAACATGAGCGAGTATTAATGCAATACAAATAAGAGTGATAGCTAAATATCTCATCTTTTTAATCCTTAAATTGAGGAATGTCCAAATACATTCCATCAAGACTCTCTTTTACAACTACAAACAGTGATCGAGTCATATTACTCGCAATAATCGTCTTGCCTTCAGGGACTTCCTGATGATACCAATTCACTCGAAATCGACCTAACCATACTCGTTTATCAATCCCATTAGTCTGTAAGTCTTTAACTAAAAAGAAGTTCTCACAATCCTGCTGCTCGTCTGCTGCCCATTTCTCTACAAATTCTTTCATCAAATCTTTTTTCTGGGCGTCAACAACAACACTAACTTTCGAGTTCTTTTGGCTCGGTTTTATCTGGGGCATTATCTATTTCCTTATTTTTAATAAATGAGTCTTCATTCATCTTGTTAAACAAACGATTACGTAAATTACGCTCATTAGCCTGCTGCTGTAATCCTGCACACAACTCAGTAAACCTCTCGTCAGAAAGTACAACAGCAGAAACCAATAAACTCTCAACTTCATTCTTCAATAACATATTGTCTCCAAAATGAAAACCACTTATCAGAAAATATAAGATTTACACACTTTATTGCAAAACCGGAAATGAGTTATATAATATATATACTCTGTATATATATTATATAAAAACTCATGTTCCTTCTTTAAAATTATGTAAAATTATTATTTTAGGTCAAACATGACGCTCTGAGGAACAAAAACCTCATACTTCTTCGTCTCTTTAGCATTGAATGAAACAAGGCAAATCCACCAAGGAGTAGGAACGTAACGATGAGTATAAACGACCCGAGGTTTGTCAGATGAAAGATCATCCTTGATAATCTTGCATTCTTTGACGCTGTAAGGGACTACAATTCTTTTACCGTCTAAGTCATGTAAAATTAAATTAATGCCCTTAGCGTCCGTTTCTGAGCTTACAATGGCATTTTCTGCGTCAGTACCCTCAAGGACTTCGGTGGTATACGTATTTTGAACAAACTCATCGCTTGTCATGTCTTGACTGGCAGAATGACAGCCAATGGTGATCCCAGTAACAACACAAGTAAAAAATACCAAAACTACAATAACAGCGATGGTATCTCCAAGATCTTTGTAATGATTATTATCCTTGTAATAAGAAACCAACGGCAGAAAAATCGACAGACTCAGTAAAATCCAAAATATCATCGTTTTGTCCTTTCCCTAATTTGGAAAACAGTGTTATGACTTACAACAAGTTGATACTCAACGAGAGTACGAACTCTATAACTGTATGGAGATATCCACCAAGGAACATCTACATACGATTTATCAATATTTAATACAGGTTTTGCTTCTTTCACATCTGTATATACAATCTCAAAATTATCGTCATTCATTGTAAATTCTTTACCAGAAACGAATAACGATAATTCAGAATCCTCTTTGGTGATTGAAATAACTGGATTTCCAGCATCTCTAACAGGGATAATTAGTGATTCCCGCTCATGAGTTTCTTGATTTTGATCAGTAACAGCAGCCATATGTAATATAGCAACTATATTAGTTATGCCTACAACTACTAAAAATAAACTCATCGCTATAGGAATAACTACTGGATGAAAACGACCTTTAGCCATAATACCTATAGTTATTAAAACAGCAGCTATAATCATTAATATCCAAAATATCATCTTATTGCCCTTCTACAGGGATTGAATCTTTCCCTGTTATTTTTTTCTTCGCAATTAATAATTTTACCCGAAAATTCAGGGAGAAAATCCCCCCCTGTTTATCTCAACGCAGTATGAAAATCTTTTTTATCTAAAAATACTTTCATAGCTTTGTCATGATCCGCTTTCTTCATAAAGACTTTCATAAATACAGCATCGCCATGAATCCCAGCAGCGATGAAGTCTTTACGATATACTGTCACAGGGATAACAATGTCATTAGAAAACTTGGTTAAATGATGAGCCGCACCTTCCTCCGTACAATAAACATGAATGCCTTTCTCAATTACATTATAGGTGGAATCGTCCCTCAACGTTCGCTTCTCACCATTAGTCAATGCTTTTTCAATACGATCAGATTTGATCCAACCAGGAGTATATTCTTTGCAGCGCCATCTATAAGGAGAACGTAATGATGCGGTTCCCCATCGCTTTTTGATCCATAAAGCCTTAAACATAACAAGCTTACCACCATTCTCATCAAATAACTTGTTGATCCTAGCAGTAGCTTTATCATCAATGTATAAACACATAGTCTTCTTCCTTAATTTTCAAATCTATTATTTATTTTTCGCCCACCAATATTATCAATAAGATAATAGATTTATTTTTTATTCCCAAATATTCTACGCCAGAATCGTTTCCGACGTTTAGCGTTTACTTCAGCACAAAATACCAGGAAAGCTTTCAGGGACTTCTGAGCAGACGGTAATACAGCCAACTTTTGTACAGTTACTACAGGCATATCAATAACCCTCACAGTAGCTCTATCCCAAGCAGGAGGATTAGATGGATCATAACTAATAGGAGGAAGCTCTACAGCAGGACGAGGCTGCTGAACACAAGAAAACATTGACTTATAAGGACCAGACTTATAAGGATCAGACTTGATAGAATTCTCTCTAATATAATCATCCATCTTTGGATCAATATAATTAATTTTATTAATATATTTTTCATTCATATAACTCTTATTATGAATGATGCTGTAAGTATCATAAATGTCATCCCGACCAGAATCATACCTGCAACATTTACCATAATCATGTTCTTTAACCATTGTATTAGTTCCTTATTTTATTATTAATAACTAAAATGAATTAAATTATTAATTGTTGGGGTAACGCCTCATTAAATAGAGATTAATTAACTCCAGACATATTTGAAAAGTACTCCAGACATATTTGAAAAGTACTCCAGACATATTTTACTTTTTGTACCAGACATTTTTCAAACGTATTCTCAGCATATTCTCATAACGTATTCAAGTGTCTTTTTCTATTTTATTTTTACATTTAATTAATAAATATTAAATATATAATTTGGTAGTGTATACTGTATACAAAAGTGTATACTGTATACAAAAGTGTATACTGTATACTGTGGGTGCATACTTGTATACACATCTATTTTATTTTACAATTGATTTTATTCATCGATTAGTGCTTGTCTTTGTTTAGGAGTAAGTAGTTTAATAGCTTTTTCGTACATATTGGCTTTAGCTTCTAGTGGGTCCGTTGCATATTCTGTTCTGAAGAATTTATCCATAAGATCATTAACATCTAGGGCTTTCATAAGTTCTTCGTTATTTTGAACTAGTGTTAGTTGTTCTGTTTCTAGTGTTCCATTGTTTCCTTTAGTTACTGTGGGTTCTTCTTTCTTTTGAGGGGTTATTTCTTTACCATCTACAAGGACTTTAGCATTATGTATTTCAGCTAGTGTTATAACTTCTTGTAGGTCATTTTTGTGTACTATAGTATTTCCTCTCCATATATGTGTTAGCATATAGAGAGTCATGGAATCGTTATAATCTGCTACGAATCTATTTTCCATCTGTTATTAGTTTAATTGTTATATTCATAGTTATTACCAGGGCATACCTCTTGGTGGTACTTTAGCTGCTTTTCTTACTCTATTAAGTTCATCATTTGTTATATGCAGTTCATTATTTAGTCTTTTTATTTCTTTTTGTAGTAGTGTGATTTGTTCTGTGAATTTATCATTTAATTCTTTGAATTTATCATCCATTTCGTCTTTTTCTTGGTTTGTCATTTTATTATTCTTCTTTTATTGTTGGGTTTTTATTATTATGCGAAAAATATTTAATCTAGTATAATATCGATAACATCTTCATCATCTGTGACTGGTGTGAAGTTTTCTGTATGCATACCTGTAAAGACTTTATTATCTTTCATTCTAATAACTGTGCAGTGTCCTGGCATTTGTATAATATCTCCGAGATATATAAATACATCATCATGTTCTAGTCCTATGTTTCTATATTCGTAGTGATATTTTGTGGGTAACGAGTCCATATCGAATTTTACTAATGTATTATTTTCCATTATTCTTCTTTAATAAAATCTCTTTTTATAATGATATTGAAGTATTCGGGGTGAGTATTGACAAGACTCCCGATAGCTTCCATTGGAGTTTTACCGCATCCCCACATGCCGTTTTCTGCTTCTGCATGGTAGTCATTTAATCTTTTTGTAACTGTTATATTCATAGTGTGCTTTCTTTTTCTACCCAATCTTTAAGCATATTCTCTTCGGTTATATCATTTTGTACGACTTTTCCATCTTTTACGAATACTTCTTCTTTTACTACTTTACCGCTTTGGTTTTCTTTTATAATATCTTTTTTAGTATTGTCATCAGCCATTTGATTGATTTCATCTACAAGGTTATTCATATCTGTTTGTAGTTGTTCTTTTTCTAGTGCATCTACTACGGTTTGTGACATTTCGTTATAATCAACTTTTGTGCGATTTTTTTCTTCTGTATAGTGGATTAACCATAGTATTGCTGCAACTGCGAGTGCTGGTGGACCTAGAAGTGCCCAGGGGATAAAGAAGATTTTACTTGGTATTCTACCTTCTTTTCTTTCTAGTTTAGTAACTGACTTATAGGCAATATATGAGGTTGTTGCCCATATTGATAAGATAAAGATTGTCCAAAGTATTGTAGTGATCATTGTTATTTCTTCTTTCTTTATTATAGATTTATTGTTATGCGAAATTAATTTCTTGGGTATACATCTTTATAAAAGAGTGATTTATACCGATCATCTATATATTGTTTTCTTGCATCATGTTGTTGATCATAGAAGTATTGTGTTTTTGTATCGAAGCGCTTATCATCGAAGCGCTTATCATAGAATTGTTTCACTACAGGGTAATCATCGTCATTGAAGAATATCTTTGTATGATCTTTGTCAAAGAAATCCCCTCGTGCAGATTTTGCTGCTTGTTTAGTGTTCATCAGGTCTTTTCGTTTGACATAGACTTTAGTAAAGACAGCATCTTCATTATCCCCTACTGCTACTAATGCATCTCTTGTAACAATAACTGGAAGAATAACTTGGTAGCTCCAATTATCGCTTGCTATGGCTTTTGCGAGTGAAGTATAGACATGAATGCCTTTATAAATTCGAGGTACTAACTTTTCCTCAACGCTCAGGTCTGTCATTAGTCTATCTGACTGGTTACATCCTGGTTTATATGTAAAGTCTTGATATAAAGACCTTACTTCATCTCCAGTTACTCTAACAACCTTATACATGGTGAGATCACCACCATCTAGTCGTGTTAGCATTTGTAACGTTTTTGCTACATCCATTCTAAGGCACATTTTATTATCCTTTCGATGTTTCGTCTAGTCATCTGGATTTTGGAGATTTTTTCAGGGGTGCGAAAAAAATTACCAGTTTTGTTTATTTCTATTGACAAAGTATCCTATTGGTACTAGAATCCACTAGATTAAGGTGTAAATCATTAATTCTATCATTTGGTTCTAGCCCTTGCTTTAAATAACCTTTCCCATCCCATCCATTGAGTTATTGCTTTAAATAACCTTTCCCATCCCATCCATTGAGTTATTGCATGTTCAAGGTCTGCTTCGTCTATATCAATTTTCATAAAAACTGCATCTCTTTCCCCTGCTCCAATAAAATCTTCTTTTTTTACTATAACGGGAATGATTTTTTCCCATTTTGCTCTACATTCTTGTCCTTGAGAAGCTGCCCATCTTGTTGTAAAGACGTGGATACCTTTACGGATTATTTGTCTATTCCTTTCATCTTCTGTCAATGATATTGATTCTCTATCAGAGACATTTACGCCTGGATTATAGACATATTCAGAATAGTATAGACCTTTTGGAGTGCCTTTCCTTACATCTACTATCTTATACATAGTCATTTGTCCAAAGTCATCGAACAATTTTGATAGATGTTTGGTATTTAATTCACTTATTTCTAAGCACATTTTATATTCCTATTAAGGTTGACTCGCATTGATATGGGGCAGTCTTCCATTCATAATCTTATCATATATTGATTGTTTAACAAAGACTTTCATAAATACGGCTTCATTGTTTTTGCCGCCCATAACGAAGTCTTTTTCTTCGACCATAACAGGGAGAAGAACTTCGCTCATATATGCGGAGAATCTTTGGGCTTGTGCTAATGTAGTATATACATGAATACCGGCGTTTATGACTCCAGCATGTTTTTCATTATCTGTGAGCCAAATTAGGGGTCTACTTGATTTGTTCCATCCTGGAATATATTCAAGTTCTCTATGGATAGATATTAGTTGTTTTTTTCTACCTTGAGTAGTTACATTGTCAACCATGTCTACTATTTTGTACATAGCTAGTTGACCTTTACTCTTTGCGAACATGGCTTTGATTTTATTTGTTTCTTCTTTGTTGATTATCAGGCACATTGTATTTCTTCTTTTATTATGCGAAAAATATTACCATTTTGAGGGTGAATCATTGTTAAACAATTTATCGATTGGCTTCTCGAATATAAACAAGAGCAGCAATAGAAAGCAAGCTATAATACCGAAAAGCATAGACATGGCAATAGTTTCGTTTCTATATCCTACTGTCCAAGCTAATGTGGGAAATGTCTTACGATGTTCTCTTCTTAATAGTTTGTATGTTATAATAGGGCAGACAACAAACCAAAGTACAAGTATAATTATCAATGTAGTCATATTAAGTTCCTTTTACCATTTTGCTGGTTTATCGCCTCTATCAGGGTGAACTCCATCGACAACAAACGAAATAACCAAAGCAAGAGGTCCAAGTAAAGACAAAGCAATGACCATTCTTCTATCGTTTGTTGTCCACAAACCAGTTTGATAAGTAATTGCCTTTTTTATACGAGGATATGTTAAAACTGAACAAATCAACCAAATGAATATAATCATGAATATAATCAAAAATGTAGTCATCTTATATCTCCGTTATGATCTCGAAAAAATACTACTTCTAGTATCAAACACCAAGGAGCGAAAAACAAGCAAATCAATGCTGTTTCTATGCTATAAGCCCCAGTCCAAACTGGGTATATTTTCATCTCTCTATGCTTGACCATATAATATGATGAAACTGCTAAAATCAGCCATATACAAATAACAATAAACTGTATCATTTTTCTTCCTTTTGGGTCAATTTATGATAACCAGAGACCAGCACGGTAATGACCAAAAGTGGACCTGCGATCAGGGAAGCATATATCATATCTGATGTATTACCTTTTCCCCAAGACAGGTTCCTCACTTCTCTTTTAATGAGCAAAAAAGCTATGGTCGAGGATATCAACCAAACCCCTACAATGCTTAATAATATAATATATAAAATAGTCATATAACACCTATGGTCCCGAAGGCAATTCCGTCCAAGCCTTTATCTTTTTCGAGGATATTTCTTCTCTTGCCCACGAGTCTTGTCGCATCCATTTTCCATAGCGATAATAGGCAACAATATAAACGTTTCTTGTAGTAATAACTAGTACATCTCTGGCGTCATCGGGTAATTGCATTTCATTCCAAGACATTCTGTTGCTCCTTGTTATGCTCTCTCCATAGAGATAGTTTCTACGAATAAATCTCCGACTTGTACTCCATCATAAAAGTCATCATCTTCATTGAAATCATCGAACAGTTTTTTAGATTTTGGTATGCACGTTTTTGTTGCATCTTCTATTAGCATAACAACTGTACAGTTCTCAAATGAGCAGGCATATCCACCTTTATCGCAGAAGCCTGATACTTGCATTGTATTCTTAATTACTGACATTTTATTGATCTATCCCATTTAGAAAATTTTTATAGGTTTTATAGGTTTTTATAAAACTGACTATTTATTATAAGAGTTATTCACCTATTTTGTCATAACTTCTTTATTCGCAAGCAGTTGTAGAACATTTTTTAGAAAAAAGATGTAATCTGTCGGCGATTGCTTTGCCATAATCTTCTTTATTTAGAAAAACTTTCATGAAAACTGCCTCATGATTTGTTCCTGCTCTAATAAAATCTTCTTCTAGGACTGTCACAGGAACAATAATTTCCTCATCAAATATGAGTCGGGAAAGGGCTTCTGACTTATTTGTATAGACATGGATACCTAAACAGATTTCTTTTGAACGGTGATCCACATATTCCGACGTTCTGCTAGATTCATTTTTGCCTGGTAAAAAAATCATTTTTTGAAAAGGAGTTATCAAAGCTAAATCTTGGAAACCATAGGCTCCTTCTACTGTATCTAGCACTAACATCTTCCACATAATGGTTTTACCGCCATTATCTTTCAATGTTCTTTTGACTCGTTTGGTTCTTTTATCATCAATTTTAAGACACATTATTAGATACCTCAATCTGTTTTATTGCATCAATTGTTTTATTATAAGCCTCTTTGTCAAGATGTACTTTAACAAAAACAGCATCTTCATCATCGCCAGCAGCAACAAAATCCTTTTCTCTTACTGTTACAGGAACAATAATTTCATCCGGTTTCATATAATGCTTGGCCCGAGCAATACTTGTAAAAACATGAATGCCATGTTCTACTTCTCTTCTTGCTTTCTCATCTATAGACAAATCTTTTCCATAATCTCTGTCAGATACATTATCCCCTGGAGAAAAGACTTTCTCTATGAAAGGACTAACCAATTCATATTGACCATCAGCTTTTTGGCGGTACCTTAACCTTTTGAGCATAACGCCTTTGCCATTATTTTTTCTGAGTTCTTTTAGAATTTCTTCGGTGTTACGAACATGTATATAAAGACACATAGCTTACTCCAAATTCCAAGGCAAGGCTTTACTATAATCTTTTTCAGATAAATGAATCCGATTAAAAACGGCATCATAATCATTGCCCGCAGCTATAAAGTCTATTTTCCTTACTCTGACAGGGACAACAACGTAGACCTCTTGGTTACAAAGCCACTCTCTTTTCCACTTCAATGCCTCTTTATTATTAGTGAAAACATGAATCCCATGATAAATGATTCCAGTTATCATTTCATGATCAGTAAGTTCGGCGGATACTCCTAAATGTACATGCCTATTAGAATCATTAATCCCTGGAAGATATTTTGTATAATGATAAGGAGCAATCAATTCACCATTCGATCTACGAAGTATCTTCCACATAACACATATATCATCATGCTCTTTAAGAGTTCTAAGAACCCTTTTTGTCCGTTTTTTGTTAATAGCTAAACACATGTTATTTCACCCTTTCAATGTTGTTGTCCCGCCGCCATGCGATCTTTTTAGTGAACTAGAACAGGGATAACAACTTCACTATTTCATTTCTCAAACGATGCAAGATATTTTTTGTAATCTTCTATAGCTTGATCATAATCTTTTTTGGCAAGAAAAACTTTTGTAAAAGCAGCATCATAATTCTGACCAGCAGCTACAAAATCTTTTAACTGTACTGTAACAGGTACAGCAACTTCAAAATCATGTTTGAATTCTTTAACTCTTTTGAGATTTGTTAAGACATGAATCCCAAGTTCAATATCCTGAAATGGATTAGAACTATATGGCCTATACACCAAAGATTCTTGTTTAGTAAGTTTTGTGCCCTTCCTATTCGATTTATTCCAACCAGGAAAATATCTTGTTTTCATAAATGGAGTCTCAACAATATATTTTTTACCTTTATGGTCGGGTATTGGTCTGACTATCAAAACTTTCCACATGGTAGCCTTTCCGCCGCGATCCTTTAAAGTACGCAAAACTCGTTTAGTTCTTTTGTCATCAGTTTTTAGGCACATGTTATTTCTCCTATTGCTTTTTTATATTCTTCTTTTGAAAGATGAACTTTTGTAAATACGGCTTCATAACGACATCCGGCAGCAACAAAATCTTTTAATCTTACAGTCACAGGAACCAAAACCTCCCAAAAACTTTTAGCTTCTAAAGCTTTTTGTTTATTGGTATATACATGAATTCCTTTATAAACTGCTTCACATTTTTTTTCTATAACCGAGATATCGGTTGACTTCCTATTAGAAACATTATCCCCAGGCGAATATTCATATCCTTCTACAGGACTGATTAAAATATTTTTTGTTTTGTAATCGAAACCCCTTAGCGGGCTGGTTGAATAGTAACCCAAATTTTTTAGTTTAAGACGTTTCCACATAACGGTTTGACCACCATTATCTTTCAAAGTTCTTCTAACTCTTTTGGTTCTTTTTTCATTGATATTGAGACACATGTTATTTCTTCCTTTAATCAATGCTGCTCTAAAAATTAAGCTTAATAGACCCGAGTGGATTCAAACCACTAACCTCACCCTTATAAGGGGTGCGCTCTGTCAATTGAGCTACGAGTCTTTATTTACCATTTACAATAGCTACCAATTATGCTACAATTCCTTTTACCATAACACTTTATAAATTGAGCTACGAGTCCTTTTGCTTTATTCGGTGATATCGCTTTTGAATTCTTCCTTCTTTCTTTTTTCTTTTCTCTCTTTATAATCTTCAAATATTTCTTTATATTCGTTAAAAGTAATTTTGCCATCTTCCAAAGCCTTTTGCGTTTGGCATTTCACTTCATCGTCAGACGAAGACAATCGAGCTAACACTTCATAAGTCCCTGAATCTACTTCTTTGTGCGCTCTTTGATAACTGGCAAACCCAAAGGCTAAAGCTATCATAAAAGCAAAAATAATTAAAACTATAATATGTTCTTTTGTCATAATATATCTCCTTACCAGCTTACTGAGATAAGGTAATCTCCATAAGGCAGAAAACCTTTATTCGCTAAGAAAAGAAGAAATTGTTCTAAACCAAAACAACTAACAGAACGAGTAACTTTGCCTGTTGAGTCTTTAGTTTCCCAAATCAAATCTTCTTCTTCCGATATTTCACCTTCTTTTATAGTCACACTATAACTGGTATCATTAGGGCTATCATTCAGTTCTAGTCGAGAATCAAAACCTAGACATTTAGCAGCATATTCATCTAAGCCTAGTTTGCCTTCTTTTCGTACCCATGCGTAAGTAAACCAATCCAAACAATAAACATGTTTTTCCTCAAAAGCAATTTCTTCTGGCATCTTATCCATTTTTCTTTCCTCTTTTGATTTTTCTTTTTTTCTTAACGTCTTTAAATTCCCAGAGTTGTGACCAACGTGAACTATTCCAGCCTGGAGTATCAAATTGTAATCCTACTCCCATCCCGAAATCACACGCAAAGTGTAATCCATACCATTGTTCTTGAAAATATCCAACATAATATTTATAACCAAATCTGTCATTTTTACCTATTTTAGCCAAGTACAAATTATCTTTACCCAATTTAATATCAGGATGATTATGTTCCTTGCCCTTAGATAAATCTATTTCTGTTAATTTAATCATTTTATTACCTCAAAACGACTTCGTGAGCATCATTACATTCTTCGCAAAAAACATAAACGCTCAATTCGTTTTCCTTACCGTTGCCAGCGTCACAATTAGTACAAGGAGAAAAAAACTAAAGTCTATGGAGCTAACTTCATCTTCTACTATCTTGCCGGTTTTCGGACATTTGAATCTTATGATAGTTTCTTCTAGTTTCGCTTTTTCTGACATTGTTATTCTCTTTTAAAATTTAGTATAATTTTTATGGTAGCCGCATTTAGTACATGTCACTGAAACACGGGTTATTTTATTCGAAAATATAGCATCATCAAAACAATTTTTAGTAACTATAGTGCATTCTTTCTCTTCAGTTTTCCAGTCATGCTTACAAAAACATTCTCGTAGATAATTAATAATAAATTTCATTGTTTATCTCCTATTTACTTCTTCGACTTCACAATCAGGCATGAAAGCAGCATTTTGGGTCATATGATCTCTTTGCATACAATAGAAAACCATAGAACATTCATCATTACCATGTAAAGGAATGAATGCTCCCTTATACCATACCAATCCACGGCCAAGAGTAGGCACAATAAAATGCGATCCTTCAGTCAAATCTTTCAATTGTGTCATGTTTGATCTCCTTAAACTGGGCCTACTAGGACTTGAACCTAGAACCTTCGCATTATGAGTGCGCTGCGCTAACCGATTACGCCATAGGCCCGATACATATTTATACAGGTTGATGAGGCAATGATGCCCAATGAGTTACTTTCCCTAATATTAAATAATGTCTTCCTGATGAAGCAGTATACCAAGAGTCAACACTTTTGATATATATAGCGATATCAATAGATCCATGAGAAACTAAAACTCTTGTCTCTTGTTCAGGCATAACATCTTCAACTTTATTCCAAGTGTCATACATTTTTATTCCTTTCCAAGTAATATAAAGGCTCCCGATAACGCCGGTGGTATACCGCTTAATCGTTAGGGTCGCTCTTATATCTATTCCTTTCCAAGTAACATTCTTAGATCGTATAAAGAATAACTCATATCTAAGTTTTCACTAATAAGTCTCCGCGCTCGTTCCAATTGCTCAGGGTCTTTTGCATACTTTCTTTTATAAAACTCTATGATTGTCGGGATTTTTACCTCAACAGTTTTGATATTAGTTTCAACAACAACTTCGACTACTTCTGTATCATTTGGATCAAAATAATGAGTAGGAGTTTCATAATTGGCGTTGTACCATCTTGTAGAATTATGCCTAACCCATTCTGCATTAATGGCTTCATCTACCAACCACATTTCATCTTCTGTTCCATCTAATATATGTTGAATATCGCAGGCATCTCCAGAATTGGGATTCCTATAGACTCCAAGAACCTTATCAGTTTTTTTATGTCGTAATCCGAATTTTGTTACTTTCATTTTATTATTCCCGCAAAAAATCTAAAGCCTTTTTGTATTTCTTTCTTAATCTATCTTGCGTCTTTTGATCTAACTTCGACAATCTTTCTTCGCTTGTGTTGTGTGCGATATCGGCGAATTTAACATCTAAAGCGATAGGATTCGCTTTAACTCTGGCAAGGTAATCCATATAACTCTCGCCTTTTCTATGAGTTATAGCGTCTACCGCACCAGCAATATCTTTTCCAAAGTAATGCTGTATGACTGCCAAATCCATATCAGTATCTTCTACGGTATCATGCAGCAACGCAACAGTCGATCTTTTAGAACCAATCTCAAAGCTTTGCGAGACAGCAATGGGATGGAAAATATAAGGTACTCCAGATTTATCTATCTGGCCTTCATGGGCCAACTCTGCACTTTGCAAGGAATAGATATATAATTGTATCTTTTTATGTCCTGCAATAACTAATTGTCGTTTTTCTTCTTTATCCATAATATCACTTTTTCAAACTCTTTACACTCTTTTCTATTTCTATATCTTTGTATAGACGAACAATCGAATCATATTCCGAACATGTAACTTTATCATCTTCTAAAGCTTTTTGTATTTTATTATCTAATTTTATATCGTATTTCTTTAAAGACGCTAGACTATCGTATTGTTCAGGACTGGCTTCTTTTAGAACAGTAGCATAAGTTCCAAAAACAATAAGACCAAAAATAACAATTGGAATACTAATCCAGCCTACCCTGCAAACGCTTTATACTCTTTTCTGACATTATCTCGGTGTGTAAGTCGTGAATGTCACGACATTCCGACCATGGTACTTTGCCATCATCCAATGCTTCCTGAATCGCTGTATCTAGTCTTTTATCCTGCGTTTTCAGGGACTCCAAGGTGACGTAATGAGCGGGACTTATCTCTCCCCAAATGCAAGTATAACCTACTACCAACCAAATAGGACTAGTCATAGCTACAACGGCTATAATGAACACTGTCCAGTAAACAATCATGTTAGTCAAAGAAGTTTGTTTTCTTTTTCTTTTCATTTTGTTTTCTTGCTATTTTCTACTAGTTTACGTTTTGAACGTGTTTTGTCAAAATTAACGATTTCTCTATATTCTTCTCTGCTTATTTTTCCATCGCTCATACATTCATCTATCTTATTTTTGACTGCTTCATCATTTTGTGACACTGTATAAAGATGGTCATAAAAATGATTTGGGATTTCTGAAGATTCCATGTGGCAACAAAAGCCAACCACTACCAGTATGATTCCCACGGCAACGGCAACAAGTGTAAAGTTATTCTTGTATTTCATCTACTTATCCTTACCAGAAAGTTTTTTCTTTACTCCATCTTTATCGTTTTCGTAATCAAAAAGTTTGATTTCACGATACTCTGCAAAAGATATCTTTCCATCGCTCATACATTCGGCAATTTTATCTTTGACTGCTTCATTGTCATCAGCCAGTGCAGACAATTCATCATAACTGCTCTTGGATATTTCAGATTTTTTCAAGTTGTCAACACATCCATCAATCCCGATTATAAGTAATATAGCCGCAATAATAAAAACAATTACCAAAAATATATTACCTTTTGTTTCTGATCTCATTTTTATTCGTCCCATTTCGTTTCCTTTTTAAGCAATAGATTGAATCTACCCAGAGACCCGATCATACTCAGGCCCCTGGGATAGACTTAATCTATTATTTACTTGACTGGACATACAGCAAGGTACGCGTCCCAAATGGTCTTGCGAGTATTCTTGCTCTTGCTCCACTTCTTAGCCGCGCGAGTCAAAGAAACCTTACGCCCCGCCTGCTTATTAAACTGATCCTTGTGATGCTGCATCGCCGTACCTCTGGCAACTGGCGTATATCGCTCACTACCGACCTTATTAGGATCGATACGAGAAATCTTACACTCGGTTTCCATCCTACCATTGGCATTCGCAACATACTTAAACCTAATGTCATACTCATTACCGCTAACGTTGAACTTCATCTTACTTCTCCTATAAAAATGTTTTATTGTCTCGTCTTAGTTCCACTCTTTTTTCAGCTTCTTGTCAGGGATAATTTTATTTGAAAACCCCGAATTTCTCTAATGCTGCCAAAGCTAAATCGCATTCTTCTAATAGAGCCAACTTATGTGGAGTATAGCCACTATTATCTTTCATCTTAGGATCAGCATTTTCTTTTAACAACTGTAGAATCTTATCTGCATCATCTGATAAGACGGCCAAATGCAATTTCGTTCTACCGTAATCCCCCTTTTCGTCAATAGACGAAATAGTTTCCATTTCATCATCAGAAAATACTTCTCTACTTTCGTAATATCTTTGCCAACGTAGGATTCTATCTTCCACAGATTCTTCTGGTGCAATCTTCATCTGATCCATAACCTCAAGGTTCTTATCTCCTTGAGTATCGTGGAACGTATCAAATTCCCATTCATCTTCTTCATGTTTAAAGAAAGGGTCTAAAAAATGACTCTCACCATACTTCTTCTTTAAAATGTTTAAGATACGATCCCTATGGTAAACAGAATAGTTTCTACGTTTCAGTCCTCTTGATACGCAGGACAAAAACTTATGAGTTGCGTTCATAATTTCTCCATATAAAAAATCTGCCGGAAGAGAATAGAATTATTCCAATTTACTATAATTCTAACTCTCCCGGCAGGGGCAACAGGCTATATTTTACCGAGAATAAAATCGCTAACCATTTGAGGCGTTGCAGTATCGAAACCTACAACGTTCAACGAGTTACGATCTTCGTTGTCAGTGATGCTATAAGGATTAGCTAACATACCACAAGCAATCATCTTAGCATCGTTTCTTCTTTTCTTACTGTCCCGATACAACTTCAAAGACCGATCTACATGAGTCTCGCCAGCCCAAGTCTCCATATCAGAGAGAATAACAAAAGCATCAACATCTACATTCTTACTCTTTGCCCAATTGGTAGCGATAGCTGCATCGGTGCCACCAAAGTTGCTCATCTGGGCCTTCTTCATTGCAGTCTGAATCGAATCCTTGGCAGTAATCTTCAAGTCTACCAAATTATGAGCGAAGCCCATGATATGATAGTTAGGTTCGGTTCTGGCAAAGACCATAGCCATTGCAGCAGCAGCAACGCAAGGACTCATATTACGGATACCAGATACTTCACCGCCAGCCATAGAACCAGAAACATCAACCGCCAAAAGGATATTCTTACCAGTTGGCTCAACATTCTTGAAGGACAGATAAAAAGCATCGTCCAACGCATCAAGAATCTGAGGAACTGGCTCATAACCTAACGAAGTAGGATAACCCCAATACGAATGGGTAAACTGATTGCTATAGGCACACATCGCTGCTAATACGCTCAAAGGATGAATTCTGGCCTTATGCAACACTTCCTCATTTCTCAAAGTCTCACAAACATACTTTGTAGACGAGGATAGCGGAGTCAAAACGCCTGCCTTTGTCATATTACGGATATTACGAATCATAGCAGTCATTGGCATACCATCCAGCAATGCCTTCCATACCTTCTTATCATAAAGAGTATTAGGTACGCTCTCACGAACCAAACCATACTTCTTAATCATAGAAACCATTTCCTTGCTATCATCTACAGTCTTAGCAGTCTCATGTGCCCAGATATATCTAGTGGCATCATTCTTCTCCAACTTCGCAAACTGGACCTTGGTGAATCCCTTTCTTCCCTTAACGATATACTTCAAAACGGTTTGCATATCCTTACTACCGGGGATCAAGTGGATTTTACGCAGCAAATCTCTATGCGACCAAGACGCTTCGCCTTCTACCTTACGCTGAGGATACTTACAAGCCTGGAATGCTACGGAATTAGGAGTCTTACTGGTATACCAACTACCAATAGCCTTACGCAAACCTCTACCCCATCCTCTCATTTGGTCTACATAAGTCACGAAACTGAACAAATATGTTCCGATACGACAGACCTTGTTTAAGTTATCCAAAGCGTACTTACGAATCTCGTCATTATCGCAAGAAGCTGCTAAAGCCATAACAAAGATAGCAGGATCATTCTTGGCTGCACGACCTTCATTAGAAACTGCGATAGTTTCGTCAATAGCAGCCATTCCGCCTTCGGTAGTCTTAAACAGCTTAGTTACATTCTTGGCGTTTTCCTTAGCGAACTTTTTCTTACCAACATAAAAAGTTCCGCCATCAGAACCAAGAATTAAGAACCTACGAAGATGCTCTAACCGATCAACAGAATAAACATACCCACCGGCGTTATTCTTGACTTGACGCTTGTTCGCTCTCTGAGTCTGAGGAACGTCTACGTTACGTGAAGCTAAACCACTATCCTTAACAATATTCTTAGCCATTTTTCATCTCCCTTTTATAGTTATATCCCAAAATTTTTATAAATTACTAGGTAAGTTAGTAGCATGGTTATATGCCCCCGTTCTATCATTAAACTATATCGCCGCTATTGCGACGACACCAGGAATCAAACCTGATTTTGGGGTTTATGGATAACCCAATGCCTTCGACCCAGTTATGTTCTTCTATATAAAATACTAGGTAAGTTATTAGTATGGTTGATATTACTGACGCTCTGCCGTTGAGCTATATACCGGCTTTGCCGATATAGCAGGATTCGAACCTACAACCTTCAGTTCCGGTTGATAAACCAATACATTCGACCCAGTTATTTTCTTCTTTTTTATCCCTTATATTTTTATAAAATACTAGGTAAGTTGTTGGAATGGTATAATGCTCTGCCAATTGAGCTATGTCGCTACATTGTAACGACAATGGGAATCGAACCCATAACCTTCTCATTAAAAGTGATAAACCATATCCATTCGACCCAGTTATTTTCTTTTAAAGCAAAAAATAAGTTGCCTAACAAATTAATATTAAGCAACTTATCCTTTTTTAAGCACCCGACGCCCTCTTACACCAATACATTTCCGAACGAGTCGTCACAGTTTATAAAAAAAGGCAAGTTAGTGTCAATAGCGTAGTGATCATTAAAAGTGATAAGCTATCGAAATTCGGCCCTTTATTTTTCTATTTTATATAAAAGGATAAGTTTACGTTAATAGTTTTATTGGTTTTGATCTCTTAAATCATAATTGATAAACTATCAACTTCGACCCTTTACTTTCTAAGTTAATACCTATTTTTTTATTTATAGGTCTTTTGACGTTAGGTATCAAACGCCCGGTAGCGAACCGGCTGACCTCCATTCTAAAACAAAAAGGCAAGTTATTATTAATAGTTATTTTTATCCCTTTGATGATAAACTATTAAATTCGGCCCTTTAAAAAATCTCGGTTCCTACACCGTCATATAGACGGGAGAAGAAAATTCGAGATCATTTCTTCAAAAGATAATATGAGGCGGCTCTAGGAAAAATTAAAAAACCTGAAACCTATTATCCAAACCTTACATCGGCTCCTGTCAACTGTTCTCTCCTGGTAAGGAGCCTACGATACAAACCAAACCGACTCAACTTTGCAATAAAACAAACTTTATGAAAAGAAAGAGCCGCCTCATATTAAACGAAGACCGCTGGATTCGAACCAACAACCTCAAGGGCTAATCCTTAGTCCCAACAACCTTTTTTGCCCTTGCGCTCTGCCAATTGAGCTACATCTTCTTATAAATCGGATTAGGTTTGTCCGTAGGGGGCTTTCATTCTCTATATGATAACCTACAAACTTCGACCCGATGTTATATTATAGTATCGCGTTATCAGAAACGCAACAACTTTTTTTCAACTTTCTTCGCTTTCGCCTCCATACTCAAAATTGGAAAACTCTTCAGGGAGATTATCGTTAGTCTCAACCACTTCCATGACAAAAACATTAAAAGCGTCAAGTTCACAAAACGCTTTCATAAAAGCAGTCAAATTATTTCTCATCAGTTGATAAATGCACCCCAGAATAAGATGATTATAATACAGATCATCTCCAAATTTATTTTGTATCTTTTGTATATCTCTGGCAACATCTGCCCTGGTAATAGAATTACCAGTAGAAGTCATTTCGTTGCCTCTCACAAAATCATGGTGATAGGTAAATGGAACCCTACCATATATAATACCAGGAATATCAGACAACTTCAGCCAAGCTACCAATTCTTCTACCAAATGATGTTTTTTAATTTCTTTCATTTTAGTCTCCATACTGTTAATACTCCCTCCCGGGATCGAACCGGGACACCCGAAGGTACAGGTGCCTAAAACCTGTGCGTCTGCCATTTATTCCGCCAAGGGAGCTTATATTACTCCACCAAAAAATAACTGCTGTTTCAGGGAGATCAAGAAGGCAACGCCCAACGCATGAACCTTTTGAACCGACTTTCCTTTTTAGTCATGTCGAAGTAAATCCTGAAAGGTGCTAGACATTTCTTCTGAGTCACCACTAATCTCAGCGTAAACTCTTTTTTCTACCAATTCAATGAATTTCATCTATATTATCCTTTATTTAAACTCTTTGGGAATATATTCTAATTTTAGCATTATTGCAACTGTATAACCACCCAAATGTCTCCATACAACATCTAGATAATCTTTAAAAGTTGGATAAAGATTTTCTTTTGGTGCTATTTTCTTATCTGTGCCTTCATCCGATATCTTCCCCCCGAATTGCAGAGCTACTTCATTAATGATAGAATGATCTACCCACCAAATAAAATTCCCGCCGCCACCATGTCTCATTTCAAAATGTTTTTCGCCTTCTAGCCAGCAAATTCTACTCTCATTAATTTGTGGACATTTAATAGTCCAGACATGATCTGCAAAACCATCTTCTGAGTATTCTACCGTGAGAGTATTTTTAAACTTATCTTTAATAAGCCTATTAATTAGTTCAGTAATTTGTTCTGGATCAATTTTCTTACGAGTTTTCACCCAAGCATGATTAGCCATTATTCTTCTATCCCATTTTTTATAATCTTTTCATATCGCCAATGACAACTTGTTTGTACATGATTGGCTCTTACATATTTTGCTAATGATCTCTGGAAGTCTCCATACGAAAAACTATCAACCAGTCTAACAACATATCCTTCACATTCATCATTGTTATGTTCTTTTTCAAATAACTCTTTTATCTTGTCAACGTCCCAGATGCCTCTATACAGTTCAGGGACAACTGATACCCCTAAAACATCTGCCCATTCTACCATATCATCCCAACTCAAACATTCATTCTTATCATTCCATATACTAAACAGATAAAAATACGATTTTAGATTTTTATAGTGAATAGAATGTTTGGCAAATAGGTTCTCTCCACAGAATCTCCAACCATCTGGAATCTCATAAGATATTTTAGAATGAAGATTCTTTACCCAACCTCTGGATGGATGAGAAGCTCCGAAAATAGATCGAGCGTGTAAATAGTCTTTATACATAGAACAATTATGTACTAATATTCCATTGGCAAAAAAATTATTATTACCACTGACGGATATATCATATAATTTTGATTTATTAGATATTTTCTTTATTTTTTTGATTTTTACTTTTTTCAACATTTTTTAACCTATCTAATAATAATTCCATTAACTCACAATCATCAATGGCTTTCATCTCTTTTTCCCATATATAAATAACAAAATAATTATATTTTTCTGCTATTGCATTTTTTAGAGAATCTTTTTTCCAAACCTCTCCTGCTTTTATGATACCATTAGGAAACTTTAAAATATCATCTTTTTTATAAATTTCAGGATTAGCGTGCCAATAGTCACCATTAATTTCTAAAATTATTCTTGTTTTATTTATTTTGAAATCGAAACTTTTTCTATTTATCCAAAATTGTCTAGTAAAACCGATATTAAGTTCTTCTAAAACATTAGAAATTCTTGTTTCAAGCTTACTAGAGAAATTATGAACAAAGTTTTTACATCTTTTCTGTATTATAATATTCTTTTGCTCATCTGATAAGTTTTTCCAATATTTTTTATATCCATCGTGTAACTTATCCATCCTAATCTTTTTATCTTCTGGCGAAATTATTTGCCAGTGATCATTCATTTTTCCATATCTATTAGGAAGCGATTTTTTACCGTAATTCTCTAACATATAGTCATGCAACCATGAATAATATTCTTCAGACTTCCATATATTATCTACTCCATAATTTTTCAAAAAAGTTTGTTTCTTTTTATCTTGTATATCTTTTGATTTAGAAACATTATCAACACCATATTTCTTTTCGCATGTATTCTTATATTTTTGTCTAGTCCTTATCGTAGACGTTGCCTCTCTTTTGGTCCTTTTATCAATGCCGAAATATTTTAATAAAAATTGACTTTGTACAAAATTAAGTCCATATTCTTGTAAAAAATCTGTTAAACTCCAAAACTCATTAATGTATTTATTTTTAAAATCTTCTTTATCAAATATATTTTTCTTATCAAAACATATTTGTTTAAATCTTAATTCCTGTTTATCTAAATTGATATTGTTTTTTTTAGCACAAAAATAAATATGACGAGAATTTCTTTTGTTAATTTGTTCTTTACATATAAAGCATTCCATAGAGTTATCTCCTTTTTATTACTATTCAACAATAAAAATGGAGATTCCTCTATTTTATTAGTCGTTTATAAGAAATTCATCATTTTCTGATAAATCTTTGACGCATCTATAACAATTTAAATTAGGCAACCAAACTCTATGTTCTCCCGTTATTTTTATCATTCTGCCATCTTCTAACTCAATTTCATACCATTCTTTTTTACTATTCTCATTGATAGAGAATCCATCAATTTTTTTGTATTCAATCTGACCAGTTTCAGCATCCATAGATAAAACTTTACAATCTATTTTTTGCTCACAAACGTCTTGTATGCTCTTTATTCCCAAATCCGTATTTAACTCAGTTTCTTGGTCAAGACAGTTCTCACCGTCCATTTTAACGGTCACAACGACCTCTCTACCTTCAAAGTGTTCTGTAGACTTTAATTGTCGATCATCATTAGTTAATCCAGGACTCCAAGGCAAATGTAAAGTTCTAGGATACTTAATATATTTAGAAAATAAATATAATACTTTCCCTTGCTTTAAAATCTTTTGTACTGAATGATCAAAGAATAATTCTCCTTTTAATCTTTCTCCGCTTGGCAACATAATATTTCCCCACTTATCATATTCATATTCGTCATATAAATGAGAAGGAATAATTACGTTTTCGATGCCAGCAGCCATTCTTAAATCTTCACAAGAAAGATGAGTTTGTTCAGCCGCAATATGATGATATCCGCACAAAGAGACACCGTTATCTAAATGATAACCGCCATCATCCCATAAACGTCTTTCTATGATATGATGAGCATCTTGCGCATCTTTTCCGCATATAACGCATTTGTGGTTATCTCTTTCAAAAACAGATTGTCTAAATTCATCTCTAGTCATTTTAATTATGTTTGTAATGCTTCGTTAAAATCTTTCTTTTTAATAAATATTTTAGTAAATACGGCATCGTAACTTTTGCCTGCTGCTAAAAAGTCTTTTTTGTAAACTACTACAGGGACAACCACTTCCCAGGTATGGGCAAATTTTATAGCACTAGGCTTATTAGTAAAGACATGCAGACCATGATGGATTTCGTGACTAGCCTTTTCAAACTTAGTTAATGTTTTACTCTCCCGATCAGAAATATTCCAACCAGAATCATAATGTGTCTCCCGCCAAGGAGCTATTAAAACCCATTTGCCATCGATGATTGTTTTCTTATATAGAACTTTCCACATAATACATTTGCCACCATGTTCTTTTAAAGTTCTTAAAACTCTTTTGGTTCTTTTATCATAAATTTTGCAACACATAATTTATTCCTTTATCTCCCTGATCTCATGTTTCTATCATCGCTACGAATATCATCTTCGGTTGATGGTTGTCCATCTGCTCCATAAGATATAATCAACGGTGCATTATTCTTGGAATATCTAAAATTATTTCCAAAAGAATCTATGAAACGTTCATCTTCTATAGTTCCCTCATTGTCAGCAGTTCCCTGCATTAACGATGCTATTTCAGGAA